GCATTGCTCTTGATATACGTATGTTCCATTATCTTTTTTTTATCTTACTTGGTACTTTTACTCTTTCCATTTCATTTACCTTCTTTCGTTTCTTCTTAATTCTTTATTTATTTTCTCTTGCCAATCTGCTATTCCTGTTATAAAATTTTTACAATTTCTAACCCCTTCAAATTCATTTTGTTGTAGTTTGTTACAGCCTAAACAGTAATAACATAATTGGTCTTTCTCCATTTGTTTCATAATTGCCTCTTTTATACTGATATGTGGTTCATATTTTCACTTACCATATCCTCCAATTTATTTACCTTTTCATATACAGCTACATTTTTACCTGTCCATTCACATTTCTTTTTATTTATTGTTTTTACTATTCCCATTTTTGCAAGTTCTGTTAAACGTGGTGCTGTTACGTTTCTATCTGCTGTATTAGTTATTCCCATTTCATATAACTCTACAGCTATTTCTTTAGCTGTCTTTGGCTTGTCTAATCTATCTAATATTTGCTCATATCTTATCTTTTGTTTTTCTTGTATATCGTTAAACGACAATTGCCTTGTAACATTTGTTATAAAACTCATTTGTTCTCTCCTCTCTAACTTTCTAATCTCTTTATATCCATATTGTTTGCCAATTTTTTTATTACTGTTTTAATATTCTCTGGTAACAATCTTTCTGCTTCTTCTCGTTTGGTTAAATTGTCATATTGTTTAAAGAAATTACTCCTTACAACATCCATATTAAAGTTATCATTGCTAGCATATGCTTTTAATTGATTCACACTACCTAAAAATCTTTTGCATATTTCACTATGTGAATCAAATTCCTCTTGTGTCATATATATACCATTACATATCATCTTATAGCACTCATTCCAACTTTCTACTGCAGTGTTTTTTTGTGGTGTTGTCAACTCTATCGCATTCTTCCTAATTTCGTGTATTGTCGGTATGTATGGACTTTTTATTATTGTCATCTTAACTGCTTTTGCTACTAGTTTGTAATCTAAATCTCCTAAACACTCTAACCATGTATTTACCATCATTTCTTTTTGTTCTTTCGTTTTGTTGGAGATATTTTCATAATTACCCGCTAAAAATGTTATTATCTTTATTGTTTCTACTCTGTTCATATTTCGCTTCCTCCATCAATTCTTTGAAGTCATTTATTCCATTGTTAATATTTTGTTTTTTAGCACTATCTTGTTTCACTCTATCTACAACCCAATTTAATATAGCTCTATAATCGCTATTGTACTTTTTCCCATTAGCTCCGCTTATAGTTATCAAGAACATTAATACATTGGTCTGTAAAGTGTTTTCCATAAGTGTTTACTAACTTTTCGTATTCAACATTGGTCATGGAAACAAACTCTGCAAAGTGTATTTTTTCTTCTTGTTCCTTTTTTTCTTTTTTATTTTCTTTTATTTTACTTTCATTTATTTTATTTTCTTTTACTTTATTTTCCTTTACTTTACTTTGGTTTTTTTCGCTTTTACTTGGGTTTTCGTTCGGTTTGCATTCGGTTTCATTTTCAAAACCGTTGGGTTTTATTTGGGTTTTTGGTCTTCCTCCTAACTTGCCATTTTCTCTATTGGTTTCGCGTTTTTTTTCATATTCCATCATTCTATTTAATAATGATTTACTGTAAAATTGGCTTTCATCTTTAATAAATAATTTATAGTCTTCTATACAATCTTTTATATATTTTTCAATTTCTATACTTGTATTAGTTAATGTTTTTATTGCTCTATATGTATTTTTGCTAAGTTCTAATTTATATGTTTCTTCATTTCTCATCATTTCGATAATAGCCCAATATAGTCCATATCCTTCTAATCCATAATCTGCTCGCATATTTAGAATTTTTGTATCTGTAAGTGCATTACTATCATGAGAGAAATAATATGTTTCTTTTGCCATTACTCCTCCTTTCATTTGTTTAGGAATAATCGTGGGGCTAACGTGGGAGCGTTCTATTTAACCCCACTTACTTTATTTCACTTGTCCCCATTCTCTATTTAGTTGATTTTCTAATATTCTTAATTTTAATTTTGTACTATTTATACTTTCTAAATTTGCTTGATATACTGCTTCCTTTACATCTCTATCAAATCGTAAATCTGCAACTTCTTTTACTCCATATATTATCTGATTTATTAAAGTAACTGGCATATTTTTTTCTGCTCTCAATTTAAGTGCCTCTTGTCTTAAACAAACTTTATATTTTCTTTCTGCCTCTGCTCTTTCTGTACCACTTCGCCTTAATTGTTTTACAGCTATATCAAGTTCATTTGTTAACCTTGTTATTTCTTGAAACAAATCCATTTTTTCTCCTATTTCTTATATAAAAATACTCTTTTATTCTTATCATTCTTTATTGCTAATGCTGTTATTACTTTATCTGTTATCTGTATTGCTTCAACATAAAATTTTGTATATGTAGTTTTTTTATTGTTTTTAGTTTTGATTTCATAGTTTTCTTTTCCTTCTTTATCCTTATATGGTATGTAAATTGTTGGTGCTGTATATAATTCTCTGCCTATTCCCCAATTAAACCCCGCTCTTTTAAAACTGTCTGATGCTTCTCCTTTTTCTGCTTCTGTAAAACTTTCCCTTCCACAATCCCATTTCGTAATCCATTGATTTTTTTCTTTATCCCAAATAGAAATTCCACAATATATATTATTTTTAAGCTCTTTATGATCTCTTTGCCAATTTTCTGGTTTTACTGTTTCATCTAAAATATTTTGGTCTACTCTTGCATCTTTGTATAGAAGGATTGATACAAAGTTTTCATTAAATATTGCTATTCTACAATCTATTTCATCTGATTTTAAATCTCTAAATTTATTTTCCATATTTGCCTCCAATTATTTGATTCTCAAATTTGTATTCTTTGTGTATATCATGACCCCATCTACTATTTCTCCTGTTGTTTTAAAATAATCGACTATTGCTTTTTTATCTACATTAGTTGTTATTACTTTTTCTTTAAACCCATCTGGTATTTTATCTTCATTTGTTATTTCTACTGATATTGGACTTTGTGCAACTGTTAAAGTTCCAAGTGGTGTTTCTATCTTTTTAATTTTTAATACATTCATATTTTGCTTTACTATTTCTTTAAACCTATCTACTTTGTTTTGTTCTCTCTTTTTATATTCTTGTAACTTCTTTATTTCTATATCTATTGCATCTATTAGTGCTATTCTATCTTTTACATATCCTATTACACTTGTACTCTTTTTTTGTAGTTCTAATCTTAATTCATTCCATAGTTTATCATCTTCTTCTGGTTCTATTGTTTTATCTTCTACTTTATCCATAAGTTCTATGAACTGATTTGGCTCATTATATAAACTCAAACTTTTTTCACTCATATTTTTATCCCTCCTATAATGCATTTCGCATATATTCCCTATTCAAATATCTTTTTTCTTCTTCTGCTTCTTCTTGTAACTCGTTTTCTAGATTTTGATGTTCTTCTTCATATTTAGCTACAATATCTAAAATATCGCTTTTAATGTCGTCTGAACTTATTCTGTTATATAGACCGTCTAATGTGTCAATAACATCATCTAGTTCGTCACATCTTTCTAATTTCTCATCTATATCCATAATTTTTCCTTTACTTTTTAATATTTTTGTTGTAAAATAAATATAGTTTGTTTACTAAAACTGTTATGAAGTTATTTGTTTTGACCGACGATAACTTCTTTTATTTTGTCTAACACTATAACTGCTGGTGTCTTTTCTCTTTCTGCTACTCTTAGTAGCATTTCAATTTCATGCAATTTTCTAAAATGTGTTACTGCTCTAAATTCTGCATTTTTTAGTTCTTCTAATAAGCTATATGTTTTGTCTTCTTTAAAACAAACTAACGCAATGCAAATTATTGCTACTACTAAAATAATACTTAATAATATTGATAATATTGTCATCTTCTTATTTCCTCCTTTTCATTTCTTTTAGTCTTAATTTAAGTCTTGCTAATGTTGTTATGTGCCAAAAATAAATTTCATCTAACTTGTCCATGTTTCCTCCTTTCCTTTCTTCTTGATATTTTTCTATCTATATAATCTATAAATAGTCCTAAGTTGATAAATATAAACATTAATAATACTAAATCTTCTGTTGTAAATAAGTTATATATGTTGTCTATCATTTGTTTTTCACTTCCTTTCATTTAAATGATTGCTTTTGCCATTTCTTTAAGAACTTCTTTTTTATCTTCTTCTGATAATCCTAATTCAAATAGATATACTGCTCTTTTATCTGCTACTTGCTTAACTCCTGTTCCTTTAATTCTAGGAAATCCTTTGCTATTAAATATTTCCCTTGCTTTGTTTTCTCCTATTCCTCGCCATTCTGCATAATCATATGGTGTTATTGTGTCTGGTAAATCTGCGAATGTTATAGTAGATTTTTTAATTTTCATTTTATCGCCTCCTTTCATTTTTAATTGCATTATTCTTCGACTTTTTATGCTATAATCACCTAAATATTTAATGAAGGGTGGTGATTATTATGTCTGATATCAAATTATCTAAGGATAATGATTTACTTATTTGTACTTTGTACAAAAATTATCTTGAACAAGTAAAAAATGGTTCTTCTAAATCTAAAGCTCGTCAATTTGGGTCTTCTGATGAGCTACAAGAAACTTTATTTCCTACTTGGTCTAAAGATGATGTTGCAACTTCTTGCTGGGAATTACATTCTAAAGGATTTTTAGATTGTCAACCTGGTGATGATATTGCAAATTATGTTTATATTACTGAGGAAGGTATCATTTATATGCAAAACCATAAATTGAATACCATAAAAGAAATTGCTGATTTTATTGATAAAATAAAGCCCTAATTTTCTTAAGATAAAGCTACACTAATTATCAATAACATCTGGATAGTATCAAGCACTTCTCTACTTGGTACTATTTCTTTTTCTAATTCTTTGTTAATAATCTTTAATAGCTTTTCATTGATTTTGTATAATTCCAAAATATTATTTACTTTAAATAGTTCCTTGTCGTTGTTATTTATTTTTTTAATTTTCTCTAATGTTTCTTTTGGGATATTTTCCATACTTTCTCCTTTCTTGGTTGGATTGTTTTGTTGTTATACAACTTTAAGTTGTTTTATTGTTTAAAAAAATATCGGGTGCTAATTTTTCAATTTTTTCATTGAATACAGTTTCAAATATTTTAAAATACTTAGGTTGTATTCCTCTTTGACCATTTTCTATAAAGGAATAGTGTTGTTGCGTTATTCCTAATAAATCAGCCATTTCTTTTTGACTTCTATTTCCTCGTATTTCAATCATTTTATTTCTTACCATTTTCTCACCTCCACAACTTGTTGTTGTTTTTTATATTATCACAACTATTAGTTGTTGTCAACAACTTTTTAATAATTTAAAATTTTATTTTTTAACTTTTTGTTGTAAGTATTGATTTTACTATATTCTCATACTATTAAAATTTTGCTATTATTTCACTTTAAAACAACTTGTTGTTGTTTTATGTTTACTACTACAATTTGTTGTGTTATAATTTATTAATAGAGGTGAATTATGTTAAAAATCAAAGAGTTAAGAGAAGAGAAACAACTTAGTCAACTTCAATTGGCTGAAAAACTTAATCTAACACAGCAAGCCATCAGTCTTTATGAAAAAGGTGAAAGAGAACCTAGCTTGGAAGTAATAAAAAATATAGCTGATTTTTTTGGAGTAAGCACAGACTACCTTCTTGGTAAAACTGATATACGCAACTATGATAAAGATGAAGAAGAATTTAAATTTGCTTATCATAAAGAAATGGAAGGTTTAACAGATGATGAGATTGCAGACGCATTAAGATTTTATAAAGAAATGAAAAATAAAATGAAAGGAAATAAGTAGAAAACTTTATTATGTACTGTATCTATTGTGGCAAAAATATTAATGATAATAGCAAATTTTGCTGTTATTGTGGATTAGAACAAAAATTAAAATCTGTACCTTTCAGCAATCCAAACTATGCTTTGATAGGTAATAGAAAAATTATTAATGACAATGCTTATTATAAAAAAGTATCAGATATGATATTAGAATTATATCGTACTAATGGATTTAAGGTTGTTTTAAATGATATGAAAATAAAAAAGTATTATGCAGAATATTCTTTTAAATTTAGTGATATTTTAGATAAAGATATTTCAAGCGTTTCAGAATTAATCTACAATAAGTTCTTTGATATCAGCGGTATAACTATAAAATGTTCTGATAGTGTTAAAAATTTAGTAACTATTCGTTTTCCTTTGAAAATAGAGTATTATTAATTATTCTATAATATATGGAGCAATAAAATGGAATTAAATAAATTATATAATATAGCAGAAAAAGAAAATATTAATGTATTTGATTTTAAGATGAAAAATAAAGCTATTATAGGTTGTATTAATGATAATTATTGTATTGGAATTAATTATTCAAAAATACATACTTCTCGTGAAGAAAAAACAATATTAGCAGAGGAGCTTGGTCACTATTATACTCGGTTCATTATATAATAGCAGTTATTCATTAGAGACTATAAGTAAAAAAGAGTTTAGAGCAACTAAATATGCTTTCAAAATGTTAGTTCCGCTTCAAACTTTAAAAGAACTATATAGAAAAGGTATTGATAATATTTATGATATAGCTGATATATTAGACGTTGAACCAACACTAATTGAAAAAGCTTATAATTATTATTTACAAAATTGTTTACTAAAGACAAATACTTTTTAAGTATTTGATTTTTTATGAAAGGAATATGCGATGGCTAAGCGTGGAAATGGCGAAGGAACTATATATTATAGTGAAAAATTAAATAAATGGGTTGGCCAGTTTACTGCTGGCAGAAAAAATGATGGAAAAATAAATCGTAAATCTGTGTATGGTAGTACTAGAAAAGAAGTTAAAGAAAAAATGACAAAAGCATTATCAGATGTTCAAAATAAGAGTTTTATAGAAAAGAATAATGTTACTATTTCGGAATTAGGTCAACAAATAATAGATAATAAATATAATGCTAATATCATTAAAGAATCTACTTATGGTAGAGCTTTGGGTACTTTTGAACATATTAAAAATAGCAGTATAGCTGATGTTAATATTCAAGATATAACTGTATATGAATTACAAGAATTTATAAACTCTAAAAAAAATTATGCAAATTCTTATATAGACAAAATTTATGAAATGCTAGGAAGCATATTTAAAGAAGCTATAAAAAAAGATATTATACTAAAAAATCCTCTTTTAAATGTAATAAAACCCAAATCGACCAAAATAGATAAAGAGATTATTTCTTTTACTATTGAAGAGCAAAAATCTTTAGTTAATCATTTAGAAAATGAACAATATAAAAATATTTTTCTTGTTGCTTTGCATACTGGAATGAGAATTGGAGAAATATTGGCATTGAAACCAAGTGATATTGATTTTAACAATAAACTTATTAATATACACAAAACTCTAACTAAGACAAAAACTGGAAAAGTTATTATTGGAGATACTACTAAGACTTATGAGTCAACACGCAAAATTCCCATAACAAGTATTTTAGAACCAATTTTAAAAGATAGTATTGGAAATTATACAGCCAATAAAAATAATCTTCTATTTTGTCATTTAAATGGGAATATAATAGCTCCATCTACAATTAATACTCAATTCAAAAAAATATGCAAAAACGCTAATATAAAAACAACAGTTGTAAAAAAGAAAAAAGGAATTGATAAAGATGGAAAAGATAAGTATGTAAACTTAAAAACTAGTAATGTTAACACACATATGTTAAGACATACATATGCAACAAGATGTATTGAAGCTGGTGTACCTGCTCCTGTCCTTCAAAATTTATTAGGTCATAAAGATATCCAAACCACAATAAATACTTATACATCTATATTTAATAATTTTAAAACTGATGCATTAAATAATTACATTAATTATATTCAAAATATCTAGTTGCATTAAAATTGCATTATTTTCAAATAATAAAAACTCTGTATTATAGTTTTTATAACCATTACAGAGTTTTCTTACATTGGTGGGCAGAAATTAAATTACACTTTTTATCTTTTCATTTCTTTTTTTATATTTTTTTGTAATTCACTATTTTAGGCACTTTCAAAGATATATAGATTTAATTATTTTTTATACTTTTATTTCGTTTTTTATAACTTTTCTTTGGCGTTGCATTAAAAATTGCATTAAATGCAAAATGAAATTATTATAGTTTTCTTATATATCTATCTAATTTCTCTTTAAAGTTTTTAATTTGTAAGTCTTTACATATTTTTATTAAAAATTTTATAAATTCTTTTCTCTCTCCATATTTCTTACTTAATTCTTTTACTATTTCATTTTCTTCCATATCTTTTGTTCCTTTCTTTTCTTCTTTTTTGGTAATATTTTCTATATTATACAGCCAATATTTTACATTTTCAATATGGAACTCCCAGTTCCATATTGCATAATGATTGCAAAATTGGTCATAATATTTTTATGATAGTTTTTAAGATTAAAAAAATAAGAGAAAATAAAAGTATAAGTTTATATAAATTATCACAAGAAACTGGTATTTCTCGTGCTTATTTGCGTACTCTTGAAAATAATAAAAAGTGCAATCCTACCGTGTCTGTTTTATGTAAAATTGCAAAAGTTTTGAATGTTAACGTTAAAGATTTATTTGAAGAAAGATAGCTATTACGCTATCTCTTATTCTCTTGTTCTTTGTAATATTGTACTATGTAGTTGTCTAATCTTTTACTCTGTGCTAATATTTTTTTATATTCTACATCATTATTTATCATCTGTTCTAGTTTAATTTTGTTTCTTAATATTAGTAATTTTAAATTCATATATTTCCTCCTACACTCATTTTATCATATTATGTAAATTAATTGTGTCGAAATATGTCGAGAATTATAGAAATATCTATTGCGTTTTTTCGTTATGTGTGATATAAGTATTATAACGAAATTTAATAATTATTTGACGTTTCAAAATCGTTTTTAAGCTGTTTTTATTTATCACTAATATACTTTCATTACTTGATTTTTAGCAGTTTTGAAGCTATGTTGAAAAAAGTTTAGTTATTTTTGAAAAAACTATTGACTTTACGTATATACGTATGGTATAATTCATATCAAGAAAGGAGGAAATGCTTATGTTAAAAATATTTTTAGATATATTGAAACGAAGAAAACAACAAAAAAGATTACACAAGCAATTTCAAGATATTCAAAAATGGCAAAGCGAAATGTATTATCAAAAATCCCACAACGAACTAGATATACACTAAGCAAAGCCATTCAGAGAAGAGATTATCTCTTCTCTGAATATTATAAAAGGAGTTGATTAAAATGTCAATAGATACTATTAATAATAAAAAATACAAAAGAAATTATCAAAGAGAAAGAGAAAAAGAAAAAGAAAAAATAACTACGAGACTTGTCAAAATTGATAAAAATGTTTTTGAACAATTGCAAATTAAATTATCTAAAGATAATAAAAGCTTTAATGGTTTTGTGAAAGAACAAATTCAAAAATATTTAGAAAAAAAATAAAAAGGTATTGACTTTACGTATATACGTATGGTGTAATCTATTTAGAAAATATAAAAAAAGGAGATTAAAATTATGAAAGTTAAAGAAATTTTAGAAATAAGTGATGAGGAATTAGAGAAGAAAATGACTGAAGAAGAATTTGAAAGAATGCAAAATTTAGGTTTCGATTACACATGGCAGTTCTTAGATGAATTACAAGAAAGTGCTAGATTAAGTGGTCAAAGTGAAGATGAAGAACATACGACAATATCTGCATATTTAGATTATTTAGAAGATATGAAAAATCAATAGAGGTATAGACTATGCGAGGTTATGATATTGATAAATTTATTAATGTAAGATTTAATCATCTTACATTAATAAAGAATTTAAACAAAATAGATAAAAATAATTCAAAATTAGCACTTTTTAAATGCGATTGTAGTAATGAGAAAGAACTTGTATTTACTCAAGTTTTAAATAACCAAGTAAAAAGCTGTGGTTGTAGGCAAGGTAACTTAAGCGAAGAACAAAGAAATAAGCAAAGTAACTCAATAATTAAATTTTATTCAAATAATACTACGAAAAATAACACAACGGGCTATACAGGTATTTCTATAGTTAATAATAAATACAGAGTTAGAATACAAGTAAATAAAAAACCAATCCACATTGGATATTTTAATACTCTTGATGACGCAATAAAAGCTAGAAAAATCGCTGAAGAGAAGTATTTTAAACAAATTTTAAAAAAATAAAGAAAAGCCCTTTTCAAAGCTTCTCTTTATTTTCTCTAATATATTTATATTAACAACTAAATTATACAATAATGAATTATAGTTTGTCAAGTATGTTTGCCAATAATTGCATATATTTATTATTTATTTTTGCCACTTTATGCAAATAAAGCTTTAAATGTATTTTTTCCAACAATTCCGTCTACTACTAAGCCATTTGCTTTTTGGAATGCTTTTACTTTTGCTTCTGTATCTGAACCGAATATACTGTCTACATCTACCTTATAACCTTTTATTACTAAAGCCATTTGTATTAGTTTAGTTATATTTCCTTTTGCACCTTTTCTTACTGTTATACAAGCATTATATGTATTATTTCCAAATATTCCATCTACAACTAAACCTTTATTAAATTGTCTATTTAATTCTGTCTGTAATGCTTTTATAAGAGCTTTTTTAGTTTGAGCACCATATATGTTGTCTAATGCTAAATTTGTTCCATACTCGTCATTTAAGAACTTTTGTATATTATATATACTATTATTAATGCTTATCGCTTCTCCTATAGACACATCATGTTTTACTTCTGTGTTTATAGCTGTTCCTATTCCGACATTTCCTACTATACCTAGCGTTTTTAATATTCCTTTCGCATATGCTATTCCAAACTGCTCTTGTTCGTGTAGTTCATCTGCTTGCCAAGCATCTTCTCTATTATCTACAAAGACTCCTTCGCAAATCACAGCTGGACATTTAGTCATACGAATAAATCCGTAATAATCTCCATTATTTCCACGTTTTGTTTTTATACCGCGTGAATTTTGACCAATTGCTTTTACTTCTGCTTCTATATTTTCTGCTAGTGCTTTACCTACTCCACCATTCAACGTGTGATATATTTCAAATCCATCTCCACCGCCAGCATTATTATGTACGTCTATTGCCAAATTTGGATTAAAAGCATTACATTCTCTTACTTCTTCATTTAATGTATCATCTTCATCTTTGTATCTTGACATTTTTACTTCTACTCCATTTGCTTCAAGATAATCTTTACAAGCTATTGCCATATTTAAGTTTGCATCTTTTTCTGTGATATATCCTACTGCTCCACTATCACTTCCACCGTGTCCTACTCCAATAAATACTTTTGCCATCTCTACTTTTCCTCCTTATTCTTATAATTAATATTTGAAATTCCTAAAACTGCTCCCATAAATGTTGTTATAGCTGTCATTATTGTTAAAACTATATCTGCACAGCTCACATTAAAGCAATTTAATATAACACCCACTAATGTTGTTAAAGCTGGCAAAAACACTAATGTTATCCATTTTAAAGTGTCATAGATTTTATTACTCATATCTATTTTTCTCCTTTTCTTTCTATTTTAATCCAAGTTTTATCAGTGCATAAGCTAATACTGCATAAAATATATAATCTATTAACTTATCCCATTTAAAAGCTTTGTTTTTGTTTTCTTTATTCCTTTCTTCTGTTATTGCTCTGTCATGCTTGTCTAATTTTTCGTTTATGTTTTCTAATCCCTTTTCAACATTTCCCATTCTATAATTCATTTTTTCCATAACAGAATAAGTCTTTTTTAGTTCTTCTATCTCTTTTTCGTGTTCATCTATTCTTTTTGTATTAGACTTTCCACGCTCTTCAACTGCTACTAATCTTTCTTTTTCGTCCATTTTTTACCTCCAAGAATTACGCTACTCTTTTCCACATATAACAAGTAATATATGGTTGCATAACATTAAATGGCTGTCCTCCACCAGTTGTTGCTGTCTGTCCTTTTGTTTTGTCTGATAATACTATGCAAGTGTCTTGTTTTCCTTCTACTCCACCAATAAATCCATATGTAACACCATCATCATGCTCATGTGTTACTAATTCTGCTACTGTCATTGTATGCTTTTTCTCTCCACCAGTCTTTTCTACTTCATTAAAGTCTGTATCAGTTGTATCAACTCCGTACCGCTACTCTACCTTGTCCCCATTGTTGCCATGTTCCAAATCCCAAATACATCGCTGGATTGACATTTGCTGTATCCATGATAATTTTTCCAATATAGTATTTTTTCTTATTGTCTTCTAATATTTTGTTTTCAATTAATGTAGTTATTGCCTCTGTTGCTATATTCTCAGCTAAACTTGCTAGCCATTCACTTTCTGTTCCTTCAAATCCATTCTGCACTGCTATCTCATATGCACTATAACCTCTTGCACCTTCTACCATTCTATCTACTTTTTCTTTATATTTATTTGTAAAATCGTTAGTGGATAAACCTTTTCCAGTAACTTTATCTACTTTTTCAGCTAATGCAGCATCTATTAAATCCATATTCGTTCTTGTTACTTGTTCTATATCATAATTTTCAGATTTTTTTGGTTTAATCAAATTATATTTGTCTGTATATTCTGCCATACTTTCCTCCTACTTTTTCATCAATATAATTTCAAAATCATATAGTATGCTTGTTATTGATGTGCCTATTCCAGATCCTTCTCCAGTATTTCCGCTTCCGCCCGAAGTAATCGGATTACTTCTAACTCTTATGAAACTGTTCAACATTTTAATACTGACGTTTGATGGAACTCCACAATCTTTACTTCCATCTGAATTTAATATGAAAAAACTACAAATGCAAGTATTGTTTTTATTATATCCGTGATGGGTATGCAAGATCTATATAAGTTTCGTTAGAATTTTGATTAAAAGTTTTTCCTGATAACGTTATAGTTTCCACTTGTGAACAGATACCATCTACTCCTTTACTAGCTATGATTTTTTCAGCACTTTCTATTCCCTTCTTTGCTACAATCTTTTCAATGCTTTCTATTCCCTTGTTAGCCGTAATTTTTTCATTGCTTTCTATTCCACCATTTACTGTTATTTTTCCTTGTATAATATTATCTTTATCTTTTCTTACTAAATTTTCTGCTACTGTGTCTATGTATTCTTGAAACTTTTGATATAGTTCTTCTCCATCTACTGAAATTAAACTATTTACTATTCCGCACAATTCTTTATTTAATCTCGTATCTACAATGTCGGCTTCTGTTAAATTGCTTGTGCTTTTTACTGTTACTTCTGCTATGCATATTTCATATATATTTTCATCCCTTTGCAATGTTGCTGGTGTTGTTCCCGTTCCTTCTTTTATATATAATTCTGTATCTCTTACTGATAAAGTGTCGTCTATTTTTACAACTACTCTATCTATTCTTTCGCCTACTGATGGTCTTTCTAAAACAAATAAAGTATCTGTTTCTAGTTCAAAGTCTGCTCCTCTTATCATTCCACATCCTTTGCTAACTCTTATCGTAAGTCCATTGTCTAAACTTACTTTCATCCCATTTTCGCCATAGTTTTTATAATGCCCAAAATAAACTCCATTTGATAAAAACTTTTCAAAGTATTCTCTAAATATTTTTGCTTGATACAGTCTATCATCTTCCATTTGTCCGCTTTCTTCATTTAACATTTCCATCGAGTCAAACGGAAAGCTTTTTAATGTTACTATATTTGACATTTTCTATCCTTTCTGTAAAAAACAAGACCTAACTAATCGGTCTTGTAATTACTCTTTTTATTTCTTCGCCGTAAAGTTGGTACTTTGTCTCCAAATCCCAATTCTACTGTTATGTTATTTCTTTCATATATTTCTTTTGCTTGAATTATACGTTTATCTTCGTATATTCCATCACTCTCTAATGTTACTAAATCGCCCAAAAAGAAATCTTTTTCCCATTCCATATTTGGAATTTGGTATACTTTTCCCTCTATTGATTTTATTGTTTTGTATGTGCCTAATTTCTTTTGCCCCTCTTGTTTTAACTCGTCTGGGTCTTCTATATTGTTTAAATCTATTAATACTTCTCTTCTATCAAAACCAGTTGCACTTCCTAATATTGTTATTAGTCTATCTTCATTTTCTCCTTTTCCAGCTACATAACCTACATTCTTATAATTCGTATTATCATCAGTAGTTTTTCCTTCAAGTAAGTTCTTTTTCTTTTCTGAAAATAGTATGTATGGATGTTTTATGTTTCCTTGCAGCTGTTCATGTGTATATGCTTGTAATTGTTCGTGTGTCATACTACTTAAAAATTCATGTGTATTAGGCTCTTCCACTTGATTTACTGTCCTATCTGTTCCCTTTATACTATCAAAGTAGATGCATTTCTCATCTCTATTTAGTATTCCTTTCCACCCTAATCCAGTGTCCTCTGAAATATGTTTCATTTCATCATGTAAATTTGTAAGTCTTGCTTGCCATACTGTTTTTATCCCTCTATTTTGTGAAGGAGCTACTTTTATCCATGAAATATCTCTTTCTGGTGTTCTAATATTATCATGATAACTTTCTACTATATGATTTTTTAAATAGTGCTTTTGCACATTTTCTGCATAATCTTCTGATACTCTATCATAACCATTTGTTGCTATAATTCTTCTTTTAGTAATACCTTTTATGCAAGTTCCACTTACCTTTAGAGTTTTGCTATTTTTTACTGTAGAAGTTACTACTTTATCTATTAAAAGTATCTTATCGTCTCTTTTATTAACTATTATCATATTGTCTTTTTTTAACTTATTAGTATTAGCTTTATTTTTGTTTATAGTTAATTCAAATGTTCCACACTCATAATAGTTCCATATACATATTAAGCTTTCATAATTAGTGATTATTCCCTCTAGTTTAAAATCAGTATTCATTATTTCTATGCAATTCATATTAAACACCTACATACTTATTTGTATAGTCTATTATGCTTACTTTATCTTTTGCCGTCTCTATATCTGAACTATACTTAATTAAGTTCTTTCCTACTATTAATTTAAAAAATGTAGAGTTTAAATCTATATCATTATATACGTCCTCTATTCCGATGTGGTGTAATTAAATTTACTGTTTCTTTTCCTTCCCTTGTGTCAATTACCAATTTTTCTTTTTCGTCTATTTCTCTATTTACTTGTATAAATTCTCCTGTAGTTTCATTAGTAACACGTGGATTTTTTGCAGGTCCTACATATTCTATTTGTATAGGTGTATCTGTATCTCCTTGGTTATCTATATACTTATAGAAAGATACATTTGCAAATTTATTTGGAAGCCTTAATGGAAATTTCAAACCGCCTCTAACAGATTTAATATCTATATCAACACCTTTTTCATCTAACCAGTATGGGTCTTGGCAATAGAATGAGATAGTTGCTTTATCATGATTATTTTTTCTATCATTAAACTCAGCTGGGTCCTCTACTTTTCCATATATTCTATATTTTTTATGGTCATTAGTATAATATATTAATAGTTCTCCACGTTTTCCGCTTGCTTTATTGTATGTTTTCGGATTTATTATTCTAAATATTCTACGTCTTAATTCATATAATTTTTCTCTATTTCTTGTTCTAATTGTTGTGTTCAATTTGATTACTCGTGTATCTAACAAACTATCTTCACTATTGCAACCATCTTGATTTACTCCTTGCGATTTTTGACTTGTGGCTCCGTGGGTGTCCTAATCCTTCTATATGAGATAGTAATATGTCTTCTTCTGGATTTCCTACGCTGTCAAATATGACACTTTCATTTAAAGCTAAATTAATCACTTCTAATTTTTGCATTTTATCACCTCTACATTCCAGCAAGTTCAGTTGCTAAGTTTTGACTTACATTATTAAGCTTTCTATAAGCCTCTGATGGCATTTCTGGATTTTGTTCTATATAATTATTTTGTGTTACATTCACAGTTGTTGAGCCATTTGGCTTATTGCTTCCAGCTTCATATTTGTAATTACTTGATGTCCATTCTTTTATTTTTGACTCTATGTTGCTATCTATTGTGTCTTGTATTCTTTGTATTATATTTTGAATTTTGTTAGATAAGCCATCGTTAATTCCTTGTGCCAATTTTTCACCTAGTGTCTGTCCTGTTATTTCATATTTGTTTCCATATGTTTTTAATAGATACAATATTTGGTCTTGATTTTTTTCTACATTTAATAGCATTTTCTCTGCTGTATCTTGAGCCATATCTATTTGTTTATCATAATATTCTTCTAATTCTGTTAATTGCTTGTTATATACTTCTTTTTGTTTTTCTGATTCATCTTCTATTGCTTGTACTTTGCTGTCTTGCTCTTCTTTTAATAAGTCTTTTTGTTCATTTAATGCTGCTTTTCTATCATCTAATGCTCTTTTATCTAGCGTTTTTTGGTATTCTGCTATCAATTTGTCTAGCTCTTTTTGATAATTTGCTTTTGTAGCTGCATCATGTTCAAATGCAACCAATTCCTCTAAACGCTTTTTCTTTTTTTCATATTCTGCATCTTCTTCATCTCTTGTTTTCTGCTCTTCTGCTTTATCTAATGCTGCTAGTTCTTTTTCTATTGCTTCTATTTTTGCGTCGTATTCTGCATTTATAGCATTTATTCTTATTTCTTTTAACTTTTCTACTTCTTCTATTTGCTTATCTATAAATTCTTTATCTTTTTTTTGCATTTCTTCTAATTGCTTTGTTATTACATTTGTAAGTTGAGTTACAGTGTTGTCAACCGCTTCAACCCTTAAATCACGTTTTTGTTGTTCATAGTCTCTTATTGTTTGTAGTTCTTCTCTATAAATTTGCTTTCTTTCATCAAGAGATAATCTTTCATCTTTCATTATTTGATTTAAGTAATTCTTGTGCATTTTTATTATTTTGTCATAATCTTGTGTTTGCTCTTTTACATCATAAGCAGCACCTCTTAAGTTTTTCTGCTCTTGTATATATGCTTCATAGTCTTCTGTTTGCTGTTCTAAAAGTTCCTTTTCCTTTTGTGCTAATTCTTTATTTAAGTCATATAACTTTTCTCTTAGTTCCATCTTTTCATCTGTTGTCTTTGCATATTTATTTAGTGCTGTTTCATACATTGCTATTTCTTCTTTTAAGCTTATTTGGTCTAATGCTTTTTTGTGTTCTATTTGTTTTTTATAATTATCTAATGCTTTATTTGAATATGAACTTGATGATTTCGAAACTGTAGGAGCTGTTACGCTAGTTGGAGTTATATTTGGAACTTCTTCAGCTTGATAATTAGCCATTTGTTGCAATATATTTAGAACGCCTTGCAATTTTGGTTTTACATTTTCAAAGGCAATTCCTATATTTTGTGCTACTTTTCTTTGAACTTCTTCACTTTCCATCGCTACATTTAACATACTTATATATGATTGTATTGTATCTTGAGCACCTTTCCATGCACTATCCGCTTTAAGTTGTTCTGCATTTATTAAATTTTGTGCTTGATCAATTATAATTCCTTCTGCATTTGCTGCTTCTGGATACGTTTTTGATAATTCTTTTACTGCATTTTGATATTCAGTAGTTGATTTATCTCCTTTTTTTACTATATTTAAATAGTTTTGCATAGTTTTTGCATTAACTTTTAATTGTGCAGCTTCTTGTTGTTGCTTTTTTATTGTTACAACATCTAATCCTTCACTAATTTTTTTAACTGAATTGGCTTCTTTTAAATATTTGTTATAATCTAATAGTTCTTTATTTAATTTTCCATAACTGTCTTTTAATTCTTTATTAGAGCCCGCTTCTTTTTTACTTATCTCTTCATATTTTTCATTAAGAACATCTATCTCATTTTTTATATTTTTTACTTCTTCTGATTTTGGATTAGAAGCTTGTGCTTTGGCTAATTCTTCTCTTTTCTGAATTAAATTAGTTACTATATCAATTTCTTGCTCTAGCTCTGTTTTTCTTTGCTCAGCATTTGTTATTTCAGTGTTTGTATATCCCATTTTTTTAGTTACCAGATTATTATACTGTTCTGTCCTTGCATTTAAAACTCCTTGTGCTTCTGCTTGTTTTTCTGTTGCAGATGTATATGCTGCAAAAGCAGAAACTACTAAACTAATTGCTATAGCTAGTGCTCCAAATGGATTTGCTGCTAATGCTGCTGTAAATCCTTGAGTAGAAATTGTTGCTGCTATTGTACTCGCTTTATAAATATCATAAGCTTTTTTTACTGCTGTTATTAATGTTACTAAAGTCCCTAGTGTAAGTATGAATGTCGTTACTCCAGCTGTAGCACTTTCATTTGAAGATACAATTTCTCCTAAACCAGACATAATATTCGTCTTAAATTCTTCGAATTTCTCTAAAAGAGGTTCTATTGCTTCTACATATGCTACTTGTGTTTCTCTCATTGCTTGACTATATTGTCCTTGCTTACCTGCTAGACTATCTAAATATTCTCCCATTGCTCCAGCAAATGGTTCTGCTGCATACATAGTTCTATTCAAATATGCTTGGTTCTTTTCTGCTTCTGATAATTGGCTAGCCGTCTTTCCTATCGATTTAGCATAATTATCTAACATTACTGATAAGTTTTCTGTTACACCTGCACTATCTGATAATGTAGATAGACCTTGTCTATATCCTTCTGATGCAACTCTTACAGCTTCTGATACAGTGTAATTTGCGTTTCTATTTCTAATCGCAGAATTAGTTAAAGCCTCAATCATTTGCTCAGTTTGTTTTGCTGTCATTCCCATTAGCGAAAAGTTTTTTATTGTTGTTGCTAAGTCCGCTTTTGTTAAATATGCTCCATATTTACTCATTATATCAGAAAAGTCTTCCATACTTTCTCCTGTATATTCTGATACATTTTGTAAAGATGCCATTGCTTGAGTATATGACTTGTATTCCTCTGTTGCCTCTTTTATAACTCCTACTATTTTTGCTAATGAAGCTACTATTCCAGCTGACATAGCTATAAAACTTGCATCTAGTTGATTGTTACTTGATTGTAAATTTTTATTTTCTTGTTCTATTGATTGTAATTTCTTTTGTGCTGTTTCTAGTCCTTTTTCTAGTCCATCTAACTTTATTTGTAGATTTATCGCTAATTCTCCTATTGTTGTTTGATTTGCCACTTTCTCACCTCTTTTCGTGCATAATAAAAACACCCACATCTCTGCTGGTGTTTTGTTCACTTATCCATCTAATAGTCTTATTTTTTCAATTTCATAAGTTATTATATCTTCTTTAACTATCTTTTTTAGATATATATGTATTTTTTGCAAGCAATAATATTGTTCCGCTTTATTAACGCCACTATTTTTGTTTTGTTCTACTACATTCCAATATATATAATATGTGATATATTCGTCTTTGTTAATATTTCCTCTTCTTTCAATTTCATAACTAGAAGCTAGAACTTGCAAGTCCATTAACAAGCTACTTATAGATATACTCTCTGAATTATTTCTATTGTAATACTTAAACTCATCTGCTATGTATTCCTCTATTTGTTTTTCATTCTTACCTTTTAATGCCTCTATTATTTCATTTAATACTTCCTCTGGCTTTTTTACTTTTCCATTCGCAATTAATTGCTCTATATGCTTTTGTGTCTTATATTCTTTTATAGAATTAGATATTATAGGAATAAATATTATTGCTACTAATATTAATATTATTACACAATAACATATTCTAGAATTTTTATTTTCTTTCACTATTTTTCTACCTTTCTGTAGATATCTACTATTGTTTCCAATACAAAAAATAAAGTAATTCCAGACAACAATACACCTATTCCTGTTATTATTCCAATCCAATTCATTTCGTCATACTCTATTACTCCATAATATATTCCTATAATTAATGCACCAACTATAGATAAACATAGATTTATAATTGCTATTATATTTAAGACATCTGCATTTGTTTTCTCCGTTCTTTCTTTAAACTTTTCTTTACCTTTTTCATAATCCTCAAAATTAGTATTACAATATTGACATTCTGCTCTCCAATCTTCTATTTCTTTTTTACAATTAGGACACTCCATATTTTTCCTCCCCTTTCTGCCTAAATTTTACAATAAATTGTAAAATATTGCAAGAGGATTTAAAAATCTTCTGCACCTACTACTTCTTCATCGTTATTTTCTACTTTGTTTAGTTCTGCATATTTCTGCATTATTATTGGGATTTCATCAATATAGTAATCTTCTAAGAACTCACGTTTACTTATTCCAATTTTGACACAAATTGCTATTGTTTTTTGAAGCCAATCAACATCGTAATCTTGTTCATCATTGGCTTCATTAGTGCGAAAAAACTTTCTAATTCGTTCATCTTCCAAAATTCATTAATGATTTCAATTAGCTCTTTTGGTGTTAATTCATCTCTAATTTTATCTTCTTCTATATCCATTAGAGTTGATAAGAAAGATACTGTAAAATCTGGTAATATTAATAATAATTTCACTACTAAATCTGTTATATTCTCTAATGTAAGCATTTCTGATAATTTAAAGTCTTTCTTTCCATCCGTTAATTGTTTTATAAAGTCTTCTGGCAAATTCTTTAATGTCTGTAGTGCTTCAAAATACTTGCCACAAGGCATTTTTCTTACTTCTACTCCATGGATTATCTTTCTTTTTGGTAAACTTAAACTTTCATTACTTTTAGCCATTTAAAAATTTCTCCTTTATATAATTTTAGGAGAGTATTGCTACTCTCCTGCTGGTGCTACTGTTGGTATTGTATTTAACCAAGTTAAGTCTTCTGCTTTTGTACTATCTTTATAAACTCTAACTTTAGGGTCTGATAGTAAAGCTCTTTTATAAAATGTTCCGCTTATTGTCAATGTTGCGACTTGTGTTCCATTATCTTGCGTTTGTAAATCTTGTTTTACTTTTTTGAATTTACATCTATAATATCTAAACATTCTATAGTTTCCATCTTTTCTTTTTGCTTTAAATGTTATTGCATAATCTTTTCCTTGATTATCTGGTCCCCAAGAATATTCTTTTGATGTTTCGTCATATTCTCCGCCCTCAAATACTGACATTAATTCTAAATCAGCTTCTGGAACTTCTAATTCAAAATCTTCTCCATCAAAGATTTCTTCATCATCATATATTTCATCATCTGCATAAATTGGGTCATTTGATGTTTGTATATCTCTAGTTAACTTCTGTGCGTAAGGGATATTTATTGCTTCTCCCACTTTATAATTTGTTTCTGTATTCTCTAATAATTCAAATGCTTTTATTCCACTTAATCCTCTTAAAGCTTTTTTTGGCATAATTAACGCCCTCCTTTTTTATAAAATTTCTTCTTTTTCAAAACGCATGGTTTTGTGATATATTTTTGTTTCTTGTTCAAATAAATCTAGTGCTAGTGTCCTTTCAAACTCTAAATCTTCCATCTTAGAATTAACTTCAATAGCTAGTTTCGAGCATTTACTTGAACTCTTAGCCCATATATCTACTTGAATAGCAATATTACTGCTATACTCACCATCATCTGCCTTACTAGCAACGGAATTATCCATCTCATAGTAAGAAATTGCTGGCTTTTTATCTAAATTACTCCACTTTTGTGGATAAAAATAAGAAACCTCAACATCTGAGATTTCTTCTAATTTTTTTAATATTTGTGGTTTTAAATTTATCATTATTTACCACCTAACTTTCTTATTTCTTGTTGTATTGTTTTAGTTACTTCTTGTTCGACTTCACTTGTATTTTTTGCATGCAAATATGCAGGAGTTAAAAATGGTTGTGCAGCTATACCTTTCCAATCAGCTTTATATGATATTCCGTTCTGGTCTATCTATATTGCTTTCTCGTCCTCTTTCTCCTGTTCCAAATTCATTGTAAACAGCATGGTCACAATTGGTATATACTTTACAATTTATTTCATCACCATTTATTTCTCCGTTTTCTTTAATAGAATTACGAAGCTCTCCACCATTCACTTCTGCAACTGGTGCCAAATATTTAGCGTTCTTTTGAACTTTTTTCATACCTCGCCTACCACCTTTTAGACAAGATTGTTTAATATCTCCACCTAAACCGAGATAAAGTAGCTAGTAACTCATCTAATCCTTCTATACTAGACATTCTCATCACTTCCATTCACAAGTAATGTTGTATGACTATCTACTATTATTTTGCTTTTTATTTCATATTCATTGCTGTTATATACAAGTATATCGCTAATCTTAGCCACTGTTTTATCACAAGTTACTATTGCATTAGCTTCTATTTCTTTGCCATATTCTTGCTGAATATACTCTCTTGTAGTAAATTGAAAATTTCCTTTAAAACTATCTATCTTTTCTAGTTTACCATTTTCAATTACTGCTCCCTCATCATCTTTGATTGTTCCAGATGACCATATTTCAATTTCTTTGTCATAGAAGGTATCTTTTATTACTTGTTTAAATTCATTTGGTATTTTCATATTCTCCACTCCATATATGCATAATTTGCTATTTCTGTCATATTTTTAACAATTACTTTATCAATATCTATATCATCTTTTGAAATGTTTTCTATTATTTTAAAATTAACAGATTGCCCATTATCAGATGCACTTGTTACTTGTAATTGCTCATTACTAGAATTATCTTTATCTTTGTAATATAAATAGCTTTTTCTTGCAAAATCTACAGCCATATAGTTTAATTGTGATGGAAAATCTACTCTTTTACAAATAGATTTTACTTTATCACAAAATAAATCTATATATTCTTGTATCTTATTGTCATAGCTATCGTCTTGTATTCCTAATAAAGTTTTTACTCTTTCTAAAATTGTTTTTTCTTTCATTTCTACCTCCTAAAAAGGATAAGGAACTAGTCCTTACCCTTTAGAGATTATTCTTGCTATTGGAATAGCTTTGTGGTTTAAATAGCTTCTTTGTGCAACTGCACTTTCTCCACTATGTACTACTTCCCAGTTAGCTCCATCTTTTAATTCAGTATCTGTTGGAGATTCTGTTTTTTGGTTTTTCTTTGTATATGAAATACCATATGGTGCAAATACTTTTCTTTGTCTCATATATAAAGTATCTTCTCCTCCATTTGTTTTTTCATCTCTTGCCATAGCATATGGTACCTTAGCACCTATATCTTCATAATCAATTGCTCCATCTCCTAGAACATAAGTTGTATATTTTGTGTATGCCTCTTCTGTTTCTGTTGCATCAACAGCCTCAATTGGCATATCATCATCAATTATTACTAATTTACCATTCCATGTTCCTAAATCTATATCTCTTGTTATTCCATCTTTATCAGTATATTTTAGATGTTCAATTAAGTTTAAGTTTTGTAAATTAGTTGCAACATCACTATGCATAAATACCATTGTAAATTTCTTTTTATTTGCACCACATGCTTTATTAGTAGCACTATTTAAAGTAGTAGCAGTCATATTTCCATCTACTTCTGTTGTATGATTATCAACAAATTCATTGTTTTTAGTACCTGTCATTTTATAAATACCTTCTAGTACAGCAAGTATTGTATCTTGGTCTAACCCATCTTTATATTCAGCTACTTGTTCTGCTACATTATTCATAAAACTTTCACCTGATACATCATCAGAAAAGTCTTTTTCTGTCCAAGCTTTTGCACGACCAACAACCACAATTCCTCTGTTAAATGTTTTTGTTTTTGTTGCTTCTATATCAGTTTGTCCATCGTAATTAACTGCTTGTCCATCTAATAATCCTTTCATTGCTATTTCTGCATAAACCGTTCCGTTTTGAGATGTAAATACATCTCTTATATCTTTACTTCCTTTTAATGCCTTTGATTTTTTTAGTTCATTTGTTTTTAAATTTGGTATTCTAGCATGTTCTACTGAATATTTAAATGCTTTTTCATTAAAGCTTTTTGAATCAAAATTTCCCATAATTATTTACCTACCTTTTCTTTTTTTATTCAATTTCAGCATCTGGATTTTGTTCTAGATATTTAGCAATATCATCATAGGACATTTTGCTAAAATCTGGTTTATCTCCATCTACTTTTTGTCTCTTACTTTCTCCAACACCAGTAATTATAGTTTCTTCTTTGTTGAATAAGTAATCTTTTCTTTCTTTTAAACTATTTATTTGTTCATCTAGTCCAATGAAGTTTTCTCCATCTAAACTAATTTTTGAGACATCAAGATTTGCCCTTATGTCTACTACATCTTTTGCATTAATTTCTTTTGACATTAGCTTAACTGCTAATTTACTGTCAAAATTATTTTGTTTTACTTTGTTGTCTGCTTCTTCTTGAATTTCTTTTACTTTTGTGTCATAATCTTCTTGAGTAATAGAACCTTTCTTATAGTTCTCATACTCTGTTTGAATATCTGATTGCGTTGTTTTTAATGTTTCAATTTCTGTATTTGCATTTTTTAACTTTTCATTTACTTCATTAAAAACACTTGCAGGCTTAAAATATTTTGGTAATTCTTTAGCAATTTTACTTTCTAAATCATCTACATTTTCTATTCCTGCGTTTTTTAACAATTCTTTTAACCATTCCATGATTAATCCTTTCTAGCTTTATTATGCTGGTGCTACCAGAACGAAAGTTATTCTTTGTTTATCCTCATGAATAAATGAGTAATAAAAATAGACAGTTTAGTGCCATATCTAGGGCATAATAAAAAGCCGTATTTCTACGACTTATTTTATATTAATCAATAATTATTATTCAAACAAAATATATGGATAATATCCACATATGAATTTAATTTTTCTTTTACTATATCCTTTAATTCTTTTCTTTTTCATATATCCACCCCAAATCTTTTGATAACTTTGATATAACTAAATCTCGTTTTTCTGCACCATTAAAAGAATTGTATTGTTTATTTATTTGCTTTTCTATTTTATTATATTTTTCTTTTAATTTATCTATATCTATATTTCTTTTTGGTGCTTTTAAATAAAATGTGTAGTCTGGAGATTTAATAATCATAGTGTCTATACTTTTAAATTTAACATAGCTTTTAATATCTGTCAAAGAAAAAGAATAATTTTCAGGATGATTATGTATAAGTATAAAAGAATTATCTTTGTGTTTGTATAATCTTGCAATATTACTTAGACTAGGATTAACGTTAGTTTTAGTTCCAGTTGTAATTTTACCTATTAAATTACCTGTTTTTGCATCTAACATTGCCAAATTTTCTTTTTGATTATCCTTATATTTTCTTATAATATTTTTTTCACATTTAACTATATTATTCTTTCTTTGTTCATTTGAATATAATTTTGTTCTTATAGTATTTTTAGTAAAATCATTAATATTCTCTTGAAACTTTAATACCTCTTTTTTGTTTTTATTAACACCTTGTTCTAATGTTAGTTTAGGCATATATTCTTGTTTCCATTGTTTATATGTCATATCTTGTGGTACTAATATAGACTTTCCATCTTCATCTCTCGCTCTTCTTTGTAGTCCATCTATTACATCATCATCAAATTCTGCTACTGTTGTGCATCTGTCATTTGGGTGGATTGGTGGATAATTCTTACCGTGGTTTTCTATCTTTTATATTAAATACTTTATTATCTAATTCTGCACAATGTTTACAAGTCACATTGTCTAAAGTTGCTATAAATCTATATTTTTCTATATCTAATTCTTCATAAGATAACATTTCACTTTCATTTGCAAAATGATTTACTTCTGTTCTTACAAGTCTCGTAGCTTTATATAGTCCTACATTCATGTATTCCTTTAGTTCTCTACTTATCTTATTCACCGATTTACCACTCATTGTATCTGCTATTAATTGTGTATTTAAATAATCACTTAATTTATTTTTGTTTTTCCATATTCTTTCTGAAAAATTAGCTTTATTATTCCAATTTTCATTCAGTAATAAATTTATTGTTTTATTATTCAACAAATCAAATTTAAACCCTAAATTCAATCCCTTTTGAATATTGTATATATTGTGATAATATGCCTCTTTTATTGTATCTACACATCTTTCTGTAGTTGCCTGTTGCTCTAATTCTGCTAATTTAACTAATTCCATTTCGATATTTTCTTTTAAAGCTTCATATCTTGATATGCGATAATTATAAGCTGGTGCATTATATTTAGCTATCATTTTGTCTTTTATAATCTCATCTTTTATGTTGTTATTTATTGTATATAGTAGATTTTTATAATGTATATCTGATTCTTTCTTACTTAATAATTGTTCAAAAACTTCTTTTGATAACATTGCATCTTTAGAATAATTTTTAAATATATTCCTTATTTCTTTATCAATATTTTTAATTGCTTTATCATATATATCTATTAAACTATTTATAGTATATTCTGTTCCTTTTTCTAGTCTTTTCATTAATTCAGTAGATCGTTTTTCCCAATAATCATTTGGTTTTCTTGCCATAAAAATAACACCTCCTATTCGTTGGTGTTATCTTCATTATTATGATTATCATCAAATCCACCAGAAGCATTAAATATTTGACTTTGCATTCTCATATTTTCTTCTTTTTCTTCTTTAAGTCTTTGTAGTTCTTGCTCTACATCGTCTATATATGGATGATTTTCTAGTTTTGTCCTTGTACTTATAGTTGTATCATTATTTAATGTTTGTATTTGTTCTGTAGTATTGAATATTCTTGATTTATTAAAAGTAAATTTAAAATCAAATACATTTAAGTCCTGTGGGATTTCTCCTATTCTTTTTAAATGCTCTGCAATAAACCAGAATAGTTCGTATAATCCTTGTCTTAAGCTATTTATACAATCATCTGCTTTACTATCTAAGTCTGTATATAAAAACTCTAAACTAATTCCACTTGGTGCTTGTCCTATCAATTCTGTTCTATTTGTGTTTACCCCTCTTCCAAACTCGTATATTTTTTCCTCTAATAATTTAAGAATTATTTGTCTAGCTTCGTATGGAAAAGGTATTGTTTCTACCCCAATACTTCCAGTTGCATCATTATTACGAATAATACCCATTATTTTTATTCTTTCAACTAATTCTGTTAGGTCTTCAGCTCCATATCCATTCACTTTATAAATAAATTCTTTTAAGTCTTCTATTGTGTTTATGAAATTTGAATTTATTAAATCGTACGCATCTATTAAATTTTTAATAGGTTCTAAATCTGTTTGCATTTCTTCATTATTTTTAATAATTATATATGGCACTTTTCCCCAACTATGTTCTTCTGTTTTTGCTAATTTTCCATTGAACATTGTTTGCGTAATCCAATGTGGTTCTGGATTTATTCTTGATACATCTAATAAATATTCTTCTGTTTGTGTAATTTCGTCTTTTTCTTCTATGTAATATGTTGTATTTTCTGCTGTTGCCCATTCTACATATATTTTCTTTTTATTATTATCTATGATTTTATATGTGTGAATTATATCTGTTAATATTTTTTGTGTTTTTGTATCATATATAGTAATTATTTCTTTTGGTTCTATTCTTGTATATTTAAAATTTCCTTGTTCATCATAATATGGAAACCATACTGCATAAATTTTATTAGACATATCTACTATTGTTTGTCTTAAAAAGTTGTCAAATCCTATTCCTAATATGTTCCAAAATTTATCAACTATTTTTTTATTCATTTTTTTCAATTTCTTTTTTTGTTCCTCATTTAGTTCTTTTTCTATAATAGGCTCATAAGTAATTGTTATTGGTTTTCCTACAGTATAATCACGCTTTTGCTTTACTAATTTCCAATGATATCTATGAGCCACTTTTACTAATGACCTGTTTGGAATTTCTATAATCTTTTCTGTATATATTTTTTGTCCATTCTCTGTCTTAAAATCTTTAATAGTATATTCATTTAATTTTTTATAACAAATATCGTGCTTACCATTAAAGTATCTTTCTCCAATTTCCATTTGCCTTTTTAATGGACTTATAGCATCATCTTTTAAGAATTGTTTTATTATCTCACTATCCATATTAGGTAATGAACTTTTTATTATTTCTGTTTGTGTCATTTTCTTCCTCCTAACTTGCTAAATACAAATCATCACTTCCGATAACGTAAGCTATCTATTCTATGGTTATTTTTATCTTCTGGAATTTCTAATGGATTTCCATATTTATCAACTTTCCATCTATATAATCCTAATTCATCTATTAATCCTTTGCATTTAGGATCTACTATTATTTCATATCCTTGTAACCATTTGATACCATGTAATATACTATCAGGACCTTTTGTTGCTGGTATAGCATTAATTTTGTATTTATTTAATTCTGCTATTGATTTTGGTTCTGCACTATCGCATTTTACTAATGAATATAATGGCATTCTTGGTCTTATTGCATTTGCTAATTGCTCATTATCTAATTCACAAGCACTAAATTCATCAAATACATATATTTTTTTACGTTTAGTATCAACACTAAACTGTAAAAAACATGAAGGGTCTGAACTATAACCAAAGTCCAAACCTCTTCTTATTAATTCAAATGCATTTTTATGTTGTTCTGTATCTTCAATTCGCCAATTTTTAAATATTAATCCTAATGCAATACCAGGCATTCCTAACCCTGCTGTTTTATATCTTTCATAATCATCTTTACGCATTTTTTCATATATTGCATAATCTTTTATATCTAAAAACTCATTTAATTTGTAATTTGTAATCATTAATAATTGACTTGTCTTTTCTTTTACTTGTTTTCCTAAGTATTCAAATTCTTGCTCTTCTTCAATTATTAACTCTTGTTTTCCTTCTTTTAGTAATATTTCTTCATTTGGTGTTAATCTTTGAGTTAATTTTTTAACTATAAAATGCTGATTACTCCATGGATTAAAGCTTGCTACTGTTTGTCTAAAATATCCTTCTGGAAGTAATCCTCTTGAACACATTCTTGTGTTATTATATGTTTCTTCTTTTATTATTTCAAAAGCTTCCTCAAACCATTCAAAACATAAAACTAAATTGGGGTCATCTATTGTTATTGATGCTATTTTTTGCCAATCGTCTAAACCTCTAAAAAATATCTTTTGTCCTGTAATTTTGTTTGTAGCTTCTAATGGACTTAATTTGAAATCCCATTCTTTGTCCAATTTAAGTTTTTTGCAAGCCCATTTTAAATCTGCATATACACTATCTTTTAATGTTGTTGCTGTATCTCTTGTTGCCAATAGACAAGCTCTAGGATATTTTTTAAGTAAATACATCCATCTCAAAGCAATAGTTTTTGATTTTTTGCTACCTTTTGACCCCATTAATATTACTTCATCACCTTTAAAATTCCAAAATGTAGCATAACCTTTTCCTATTTGTTCTTGTAAACTTATTCTTTCTATATTATTCATTCACATCATCTACCAACTGAACTATTCCTGTTCCTGATATTTCTGATTTTTCTATCGGTTTATACCCTGCTCTATCTAGTACATCTTTTATTGCTTGCATTTTTACATTTTCATTTTTACTTTTTAATAACCTTTTTAGTTCTTGTTGTGCTTCTATTGCAAGTGAACCAAAGTTTTCTTTCATTTGTTTTTGTATTTCTTCTTTAAACTCTTTATCTTTTTTCCATTCACAAATTGTTTTTTCTGTTACGTTAATTTCCTTCGATATTTGTTTTTGAGTTTTACACTCTGTAATCATTAAATTTATACATTTTATTTGCTTTTCTGTTAACATTGATTCACCTCCTTAAAATTAACATTTATTTACCTTTTTCATAATTTATTTATATTTTGATTAATGTTCATCTTTTATAAGTTCTCCTATTTTTTTATCTCCTACATATAATATTGTTTTTCCCTTATTCATATATTGTCCTATTACTTCATTTATAAAATCATTACTACTTGCTACTATTTCACATACATCTTCACAATTAAATTCTTTTTCTTCTTGATTGTGTCCATATTCGTATAGCCAAACATGACATAATTCATGTTTTAAAGTTTTTATAATATTTGCTTGATTTTCTAGTAATAATATTTCTTGTGTTTTATATATTGTTAATCCTACTACAGAATCTTGTTTACTTTCATTATTTATTGTTGCTTCATCTACTTCTTTTATTATCCATTCTGTATTATTTATTTTAAATTTCATATTTATAACTTTTCCTTCACAATTATGTAAATAAGCTATTAGCATTTTTTATATTTATGACAACTTTCGACAACCTTCTCATTTTCTATGTGTTATATTTAAGCCCTCGCGCGTTAAAATACGTTTGGGAGGAGGATGTTGAAATGAATAAAATTGGTACAGTTACAGTATCTGTTTTTCAATCTATTAATAAAAACAATACCGCTTTTAAGGTTGAAACAGATTACTTAGATAATATATCTAATGATGATGTTGAACAAGTTTCTTATGTAATTGAAGATACACTCAATTCTTTTTAGACTGTCTTTTGATAGTCTTTTTTATATATCTAAAACAATAATTATATCTGTTACATTCTTCACATTTTCTTGTCATACATTTAAAATAATCAATCTTCTCTTTCATAATACTCACACTTTGTTACTTTTACATTTTCTTGTTTGAATATTTTTATTTCACAGTCGTATTTTTCTTTGTTTTTACATCTACTGCAATACTCTTCTACATATTTTTGGTATCGTTTTTCGTCTGACATAATAACACCTTCTTTATTGGCATATTTCTTTTATTCTCTTTTTACAAAATTCACCACATGTCATATTTTTTAAGTCTTTTACTGTTGTATTTGCATCTATATATATTGTTTTTTCTTTTATTTCAAAGTTTTTAAATAATAATTTTAATTCTTCTACACTACATTCTAATTTCATACTTTTACCTCTTTTCTTATAAACACTATGAAATATATAACTTATAGATAATTGCACTCTAGAACTGAACAGCCTTTATTTGCTATTCTGCTATCTATTTTTATATACTTCATACTATTTAAAAATTTAGAACTCGCTAGAAAAGTTCTTGTTATATTCAATTTCTTGCAAAAGGATGTGATTTAATCAAACGATAATTTATATTAATTATCTAGCATATTAATACCATAATAAAAGAGCCTATCTTTTTTGATAAGCTCCAATTTATAATAAAGTATATATAATATATACAGTGTATGTTAAAGACTTAATTTGTATTAAAGAGCTAACTTTTACATCAACTCTTAATAGCGGGATTACTAATAAAACTTTTGTCGCTTGGTCTAATGAGATATTTCTATCTGCGACTTTTATATCAATTATAATTATAGCACTTTCAAAAAGAAATTAAAAGGAAGTTTTTGCGTAATTTTAGGGAAGTTTTTATACTCCTGTATTAATCACTTTTAGCATAGTTTTCATTGCTTTATCTCTATATGTCTGTAATTGTTTTACACATTTATATTTTTCAAATTCTTTATAATATTGTTTTTCTACATAATCCCATTTTGATTTATCCATATAATAAGTTTCAATTACAAATCTTTCTTCTTGTGATAATGGATTCATCATATTTTTTACTCTAACTACTTTTTTATTTAAGTTAACTTTATCTATTTCAAGTTTTGCTAATTTCATTTTTAAAAAATCTATATCTTTCTTGTTTACATGTTTTAATTCTTTTTCATAATTTATAGCTGTATTATATACTTTATCAGATACATTATTTGTATTACTATGCATATTGTCATATGCTTGTCCTGCAATTTGCATATTTTCAATTACTTCTTTTTCTGTATCTTCATATACTGTTCCTGCATAATTTAATTCTTCTTCATATTCTTCTGTTTTTATTTCTATTTCTGTTAATTTTGCCTCATTTTCCTTATGTTCCCCTAACATTTTCTCAATATCTTCTTTTATATATGTCATATCTTTAGTTCCTCCTATTCTTTAAATAAATAATATATTTCATATTTATTTCTAACTAGATTATTGTTTTTTAATGCTCTTCCTAACTCCCTTACTGTTAAATTTAAAAATTTTATTATTTCTTCTAATGTTCCTATTCTTATGCATTGTTCATTTTCTTTTATATTGTAAATTCCATAAATATTCATTTGTATGCCTCCTTATTTTTTATGTATTTTTCTTTAGCTGTATATGCATCTTTTACAATTGATAATCGTAATCTTTCTATTAGTATTTTATTTCTACTCATTTATATCTGCTCCTATTATTTTATTAGTTTTTCTGTATTCCAATAAGCACTCCTAAATCCTCTTGCCATATCTATTAAATAAATTTCATCTGTATCTTTATTATACATAAAGTCTATACTCCAAATTCCTTTTAATTCTTCATCGAATTTTAATGTATTTATATTTTCTTCTATTAATTTTGCTACTTTTTCATACTCTTTTTGATGTTCTGTTGCTTCTATATTTGTTTTATTATGAAATATATCAAATATTACTTTGTCATTTAATGAATACAAACTTTTTGAACAATAGTCATAATTCCAGTAATCCACTACATACTCTATTTTCTTTGTATCCATGTTATAAAATACTCTTATTTCTGTTCTTAATGGCATTCCATTATATATTGTTAAAGTGTTTTCTTTGTCATATGGTATATATTCTCTTACTACTAATTCTGTATATCCTCCAGTTTCAAACATACTTGATTGATAATTTATTTTCCATAATTGTTTTGCTAAGTTTTCTTTTGTTGCTAAACATGTTTCAAAATTGAATTTATTTGAAAAGCAACCATTTTTTATATTATAAGTTTTATAGTTTTTCATTTTATCTAATGTAGGTTTTAATATTTTATTTATTTTATTCCAATTAACTTTTTCAATTTCATCTGTTTCTTGCATTACTTCTGTTTCATCGAATGTAAATATTTGATTTGATATTATCTCAGCATGACTAAATTTACCAAAATCTTTTATATGACCATACCAATTACTAAAATTTTCAACTTTTTGTCTATCTTCTTTGTAGCATTTTCTTCCTAATTCTTCAAAAAATTCTGGTGTAAATTGTTCTGATATCTTTTCTAATTTTTTTTCAAAATCTTCAAGTTTCATCTTTCTTTACCTCTCTTTTTATTAAATTTACTTGGTAATATTACATCTTCTTTGTCTATTTTTATTTCTTGGCTTTTTTGATAGTCTTTAACTTTCTTTTGTAGTTCTTGTCCATATAAATTAACTTTTTTAATTTTTGTTAGTGGAAAGAAATATTCTGTATCAAAATACTTAGTATATATATAATAAAAAGGATATAAAATTGCTTTTATTATATTGAATGGTAAATTAATTAAAATTTCTAATATAAGAAGAAATAAATATACTATATAATTTTTCATTCCTATTGCTTTAAACAATTCTTTCATTTATTTGCCTCACTTTTCATCTTTTCTATTTTATATTTCAAATTTTCAATTTCTTCTTTTAATTTTCTTTCTTCTATCTCTTTTCCTTTTTCACTAGCTAATTCTTTTAAGCCTTCTAATTCATATTCATTTAAACTATTAAAGAAATTTAAAATTTGTTTTATTTGTTCTTGTTTTTCTTTTTCTTTTTCCTCTTCACACTCTTTACATCTTCCAAACTCCTCTAATGGTGTATAATGTTTACTACAATGCGTTACTCCTAACCATGCCATTCCCATTCTTTTCACCTTCTTTTTAAATATTTATATATTACTCTCTCAACATAAGCTAAAGCTTCATAATTTGTAATAAATCGTCCTGCATGTCTATTTCTTACTTCACTTCTTATTATTCTTATTTGCTGATTATATTGTCTTTTATATATTTGTGCTAATTTATCTTTACTTAAGCCTTGTTTCCATTTTTCGATTATTTCGTTATCTGTCATACTACACTCCTTTAAGTGTAGTATTTGCTAATTTTTATATATTATTTTCTTATTAAATAAATTAATATTCCTAGTATTTCAAATACTGAAAATAAAATATCTGCAATTATTATAATTATACTTATAAAACTACAAAATGCGTATGTCATCATTTTTTCTTGTTTTGTTGTAGTTATATTAAATTCATCTATAAAACTTTTCCAAACAAAATATGTAAACATATTATTTTTCCTCCAAAATTTCTTGTAAAACGTTCATTTTTATATACTTTTTTGCATTAATTATACTAGCTTCATCTGGTAATTCTGTATCTCCTTCAAAAATTATTAGATATTCATTATTATTTATTATTTTTTCTATCTTCTCTTTTATCGTTTCTTTACTTATTGAATTTTCTATGTAGTTTAACATTATATCTGCAAATTCAAAAAAATACTTTGGTTCTATAGTTTCTACTATATTTTTATTTCTTTTTAATTCTTTGTATTGCTGTATTGCTTCTTCTAATTCTTTATTCATCTAACCACCTCTATTTTCTTTAAATTGATATGAAAATAGTATTTTCTTCTGTATTACAAAAATATTTTTTCCTCCGCAAAATGGACAATTTCGATAATTTGTAAATAATCTATCTTTTTTTTACTCATTGCTTTCTCCTTTCAATATTTCTAAAATTTCTTCATAGCAATGTTTTTGTACTAATAAACAGTTTCTTTTATTTGTAAATTCTTCTTTTTCTTTTTTACTCATAAATGAAGTATTTACTATATCGAGTTTTTTATCATAATAAGGCTTAATTAAATCTTGATAACATTTTTCTACTGATTGTATTCTTTCTTCTAACTTCTCTATTAGCTTTTTTATTTCTTTCATTTACTTTTTTATCTATATCTTTATTAGTTAATACTCTCATATTTCCAATTTTGCTATTCATTATATTTTTCATGTCTTTATACATTTCTAATTCTGATTCTAGTTGTTTGATGTATTGTAATACTCTTCTTAATGCTTCTGTATCTTCGCTCCACATAGAATATGTGAAACATTTAGATATATTTTTTAATATTTTAATATCTTTTTCTATCTCTTCTTTACTTAGCATTGTTATTTCTCCTCTAACTTTTTATTTAGTTGCTTTACTGCTTGTACTAATTCATTTATCTTTTTTAGCACATCTGTTATTATGTATCTTTCTTCATCTATTTCTTCTATATTATCTATATCTATCTCATTTTCTAATATTTTAAATTTATAATCTAATATATCTCTTATTGATAATTCTTCATATATTTTATTTTCAGGTGTATAAATATTGTATTCAAATGCTCCCTCATTATAAATAAAATAACTTCCTTTTAATTCTCCTTCAAATCTTCCTATTATTTCTATTTTACTTCCATTTTTTATCTCTTCATCAACTATTGCTTTTAATAATTCATATCCTTTATATGTTTTCATATCTTAACTCCTTTAACTTTTTATTTTTCTTCTGGTATTCTATATTCTGCATTTTTAAATTGTTCTTTTGTTACAATTGATTTAATATTGTTTGATAGCCAATATTTGTTATGTATTGTTTCTGTTGTTCTAATATATTCTCCTGTTATATCTAAAACATGTTCCAAATTTATGTAGTCTTCTACTTCTATTAAATCTATTATATTTTTTTGAATGTTTTGCTATTTCAATATCTGCTACTGTACCTTTGTCTGTATCAAAACTATAAAATATTGATTTTTTCCCTTCATTATCATAAATTTTTAAATCTTGATATGCACACACTTTTGCTATTAATCCTTTTTTAGTTCTTACCCATTCTCCTATTTTAATTTTCATTTTTTACCTCCTCATATTATGCCATTTGCTATGTACTGACATTATTTATATGTTTTATTAAATCCCATTCTTCTAATCCATATTTTTTTATACTCTTCTTATTTTGTTTTAAATAGTCAATTACAATATCTACATCTACCATTCTTACATCTTTATTTGCAAAACATATAAGAAAGTATGCATTGCATCCTGCGTTCTTACATTTTTTTAATTCATTTACTTGGCTAATATCTTTTTTAACTATATGCCATGTATCTGTTTTACTTTCTTTTGCATCAAAGCAGTCATGTCTATTAGGTAAAAATATCTCATAATCAAAACATTCTCCTTCTAAATATAATCCTTCTGATGTTCTTTTTGCATAATTTTTATGTCCATGAAATCCTAACTTTTCTATGTACTCTATTACTTTTTCTATTTGTTTTTCAAAACTTCGTCCTTTTTGCATACCTATGCTCCTTTGTATAAAATTCTATTTAATATTTGACTTGCTTCGCTTTTAGTCAATTCGCTTACATCCAATTCTTTGCACATTCTTTGTATTATTGTTTTTTGTTTTTCACTCGCTTCTGATTTTCCCCATTTCTTTATCTGTTTTATATCCCATATATATTTTTGGTCTGCATATTCTTCACATACATATTTGAAAGCTAAATCTAATGCTTCTTGCATTTTTACTTTTTTATTTCCTATTATTGTTTCTCCTAACTCATCTTGTGCTGGTATTACTAATCTCTTGTTTTTTAATGTTAGTACCAAGTCTCCATTTGGCATTTTAAACCAATTTACGTTATGTGTATTGTATGCTTGTCCTTTTGCCCATAAATTTACATATTCTATGTTTCTTATCCAACTTTCAGGTGTATCAACTCTTTCTTGTATTAAATCTGGTAAATCAAATAAATCTCCTTGTATTTCATCTTGTTTATATTTTGGTACATTTTCCATATCTATTCCTAATAGTGTTGGAGCTGTACAAAGATTTGCTCTTCCTGTTGTTCCTACTAAATCTATCAAAGTAAGCTTGTCTTTTCCTGGATAAAGTCTTAATCCTCTTCCTACCATTTGTGTATATAAACTACTATTACTTGTTGGTCTTGCAATCATTACAGTTTCAACAAGAGGCATATCTGTCCCTTCTGTAAAAATCATACAATTAACTAGTACTGGTATTTCTCTATTTGTGAATTTTTGTATTAGTTCTGCTCTATTTTTGGTTTGTGCTGTTACTGCTACTGCCCCATCTATTTCTTTTGCTATATTTTGTGCATGTTCTACAGATGTAGCAAATATTAGAGTTTGTCCTTTTGCGTATTTCTTATATGATTCTGCTATAGCTCCATTTAATATATCTGTATTCATTGCTTTGTCTAATTCTCCTGTAGCAAAATCTCCCATTCTTAAAGCTACTTTTGAAATGTCATACCCTATATTTACTCTTAAACATTCGATATCCGTTAAGTATTTATTTTGTATAGCCCATTTCAAATCTTTTTGAAATATTATTTTTTGAAACACATCATCTAATCTAACATTATCTCCTCTATTGGGTGTAGCAGTAAAACCTAGTAAAAGTCTTGGTTTAAAATAATTTATAATTTTCTTATAAGAGTTTGCTGCTGCATGATGTGCTTCATCTGTTATTATCATGTCAAATTCTGTGGGCTTGAAATTTTCTAATCTATGTACTATACTTTGTACTGATGCTATTACGACTGGCTCTCCGTGTGATTTGTGATTCGCCATTTCAATTCCCACAGGGCAGTCATAGTATTTAACTGGTTGTGTTACTAGTTCTTCTCTGTGTGCTAGGACTAATACGCGACCTTTTCTTTTTATATTTGTAAATGTTGCTGTTTTTCCGCATCCAGTTGCCATTTGTATTAAGTACGAGCCTGGTTGCAAATTATCTATTAATTCTAAGCATTCTTTTTGATAATCTCTTAGTTCTAAATGCATTCAAATATCTCACTCCTTTGCTTTTTATATTTTTCTATCCTTGCTTGTGAAAGTCTGATTGTTTCTTCACATTCTTCTTTTTCAAACATACCAATATGTGTATATTCTCTTGATATTCCTAATTGCTCAGCTAGCCATCCATATGCTTTATATCTTGTTGTAATTCTTAATGGCTTTTTCCAAATTTGATCAAACCAGTAATGTGCTGTTTTTCTATATTGCCTAAGTTCATCATTTGCTAAAGTTCCAAGTGGTGTGTCTGTTCCTGGATGAACTCCTACAAATGCTCTGCAATTTCTACATAGATAACATTTTCCTTCGCCATATTCTCTACCATATATTTCTGCATTTGATGTATATACAACTGGGCTTCCACAATATCTACATATTGTTGGTTTTGATATAGTCGACATCTATTACTTTTCCTCCTATTTTTATTTTAAAACTTGGTTCTATGTTATATGTAGCAACAAAAAGCTCTAAACCTAATCTGCTTCTGACAAATCTATGATCTGACATATATTCTTGATGCATTTTTATCGCTTGATTTTTTTGATATCCTTTAGCCATTAATAGTTTAATAAATCTTTTCTTTGTTATTGTTTTTAACTTAACTGTAAAATCAAAATCTCTACCACCAGTTAATATTGGTTCTTTAGTTTCTTTTAGTATTCCTCCAGGAGCAAGTTTTGGTATTTGTGTAATTTCTTTTCCTATTGCAAATTTTTCTCCTGTTTCTCTATTTATTGCATATAACATTGAATCTACTGCATCATCTCCCATATTCTCACTCCTTTGGCATTTCATATACTTTTGGGATCATAACTATTTCTCTATTTCTGTTTTCAAAATATTGCTGATATTTTCCTATAATTTGTTTTAATATTTCTTTTGCTCTTTCTTCTGTTTTGTAATATCCTAATTCTCTATAATTATCATCTCTTCCAACTATAAAACCTGCAGATATTAAAAATCCATCTTCCTGACAATCAGTAATATTTACACACATTATATTTTCAAAATTCACAAATTCATCTTTGTTTTGATTAACTATTATCATTAAAATTCCCCCTTAAATACTGTGCTTATAATTTCCATACACAAATTTATTGTTTCACATAACCTTTCTTCAGTAATTGGCTTAGCTTCTTCTGCTTCTCCATTCAACATTTTTCTTAATTTTGTTCTTGCATCTTCTGTATTTTTTATATGATCTATATGTTCTTGAAACATTGATGTTTGAAATTCATATTCCTTCCATCTTTTTTCATAGTCTGCTAATATTAGTTGCTTTGTTTTACTAGCATTTTCAGTAGTTATCTGCTTATTATGAAACATCACTAATAGTTGTTTTAATGCTAGAAAACAATGTATTTCTAATAAATTATAATCTGCAGGAGGTGTTTCAAGTTTTATAGAATCATTTATTATTTGTTCTTTATTTTTCATTATGGTCTAACCTCCATCTTACCTTTTTTGCATACCTCAAATATGCTATTTTTCAAATGGTCTAACCCGTCTAACCTTTTTCCGTGAATATATTTATATTTTTATGAAGTTTTTTATTTTTAGATTTTAAATAAAAATTCCCATATGTATATTATTATTTGGTTAGAGGTTAGACTTTTATATTTTTATTTTATATGAGTCGCTTGTCTCTATGTTTTCATAAGGTCTAACCTTGGTCTAACCTTTTTATTTTAGGTTAGACTTTAAAATGGTAAATCTTCCATTTCTTCTTGTTTATAATTATCCTCATAAGCAAGATCTGATTTTTCTGGCTCTAGTCTAAATTTTATATAGTTTGCTTTTACACCAAATGCTTTAGTAGAATGGGTAAATTTGCCTTGCGAATTTCTTTCTATCTGACCTCTATCTGCAAAATTCCTTATTACTGCTGCAAAATCAAAACCTGCTTTGTTTAGTGCTTCTGCATACAAACTTTTATTTACTAAACAAATATCTTCATTTTCTATATATTTACCCCAAATTTCTCCGTTTTCGTTTTCTCTGAATCTATTTATATTTTGTGAAATCCAGTTCATTGTCCATTCATATGCCCTTGTAGAAACATCAACTTCTTTTGCACTTGTAAGCCACTTGCTTACATCCTCTAGTGTTAATTTTTCGTCTTTAAATATTAAATCTGTAGATATTTCGTCTGCTAAAAGTATTGTTGCCATTGCCATTGCTTGTTTATCTGTAGTATCTGTTTCTTTTAATATATTTTGAAATATCTCCCTATATCTTTGTTGTAATTCTTCTTGTTTAGGAATATTATTTATAAATTCTTTACCAGCGAATCCATAATTCTTTCTTACAAAGTTACTCACAAAATTACCATCTGCAATTACTTTTTCCGTTGCTTCAACTTCTATTACTCTATTTTTTACTCCTCCACCTGATGTTGCTTTTGTAATTGGCTCTTCTCCTGTAAATAGAAAACAGCAATTCCATTCTTTCAAAAGTTCTATTCCTCCATACGCTTTGCCTCTACCTCTATCTACACCTTCAGTTAAATACATTATTAAATTGTCAAAGCTATCCCATCTACTTTTTATTGTTTGTAATTCATCTCCAGCAAATGGTATATCATGTACAAAAGCTGCATATCTTGCTAATGCTACTTGTGTTGCATTTAATGTTCTTACCATTTTCCCTACTTCAGGATTTCCCCATACAGACATCGCAAGCATTAGACCTACTGTTTTACCTGTACCAGTTCCTCCCCATATATGTACTACAAATGGCAATACTCCCAACATTTGATTAAGTGTACTAGCAAATGAAGATGCTAAAAGTAAATGTGCAATTTTGCTTTCTTTTCTTACTTTTCTACATACTTCTTTCCATTCTTCATATTCTCCAACTTCTCTAATGCTTGCATATACATCTTTAAAAGCTATATCACCATCATATTTTAAATCGCTTACATAAGGTGCAAATTCATTTTCTATCCATCCTAACCTGTCTGTGCTACGATTTACTGGAATTTCTTTTGCATTTAAGGAAACTACATCTGCTATATATGAAACTAGATCCTTTGCATTCTCTGAATTTACTTCTATTCCCCTATCTGATAGTTGGATAATATTAGATTTATTTGCTACCATACTTCTTTCAATTGTTATGTACTGCCATTTATTATCTTTAAAAAATGCTAACTTTATTTTTTCTGTCTCTGAATCAACATTAATTAGTCTTTCGACTGGTAATATAGGATGTGAACAGGCTACTACTGTTTGTGGAATCATACCTGCACCCATAACACTTTTAGTAACTCCTGTATCTTCACATTCCCATTTTCCACACTTTAGATTTTCTATTGGCGGTTGTGTGAATCGAATCGAATTACTGCCTCTCTGCTTAAATCTTTGTGCAAATTCTGTTTGATATGCTTTTAATAACTTATCAAAGCTTCTTATGTTTCCAAGCTCTCTAGCTTTATCTTGTAATTTTATAATTAGTGTTGTTCTTGCTATTTGATTATCTATTGAAAAAATATGCTCAAATATTTCTTTATCTAAAATTTGCTCTTTCGTTAATTCATCAATTTCCCCAAAAGGTGTAAATCCTTCATTCTCTAATTGTTCTGTAAGTTCTAACTCTTGATTCAATTCTTCTCACCACCTTTTTTTCGTGTTTCCAAAACCATATTTTGTCTTTGTTTGTTCCATTTATAAAAATTTCATCTATCAAATACTCAACATAGTCTCTATTGTGCATTGCTTCTACAAATAATTCATTTGGATCTTCTTCGATATCCTTTGGTGCTTTTTCTTCTTCCCATTTCCAAAGCAAATGCAAATAATCACATAGTAATTGAAATGTTTTACTTTCCCATTGCTTAAACATTTCTTCTGTTTTTCTTTTTTCTTTATATTTGTTTATTTCAAAATAATTATTTGGTCTTTCTGCATCTAATCCTAAACCTAAAGTATTGTTTATGCTTTTTGCGGATTCCAAAGCATTTATATTTAATAATTCTGATACAAGAGAAATTACATCGCCACCTTTACCACATCCAAAACATTTATATATTTGTTTTTGTGGCGATATTGAAAAACTGGCTGTTTTTTCTTTATGGAATGGGCATACACATTTATATGCCCTATTTAATTTCAATCCATAATATTCTGCTACTTTAACTATGTCTGCCATTTCCTTAACTTCTCTTATCAAACTCATAACTTACCTCCTAAAATGGTAAGTCATCATTATCAGAAATAGTTACAAAATCATCATTTGCTTCACTTTTTGTTGATAATGTCTTTTTATTTGGTATTTTGGCTTCTTCTGTTTTGTCATACACACAGGCTCTAAAAGGTTTTGTAGCTGTTTTTATTTCTCCATCAAATCCTTCAAATTCTTCTTCTCTAAATACTAGCCCTACTTTTTTATTTACTAATTTTTGTTCATCGAAATCAAAGCTAAATCCTTCATTTGAAGCTTCTATAGATGTTATCAATCCTTTAAATTTAGAATTTGTTGTATTAGGCTCATACCCTTCTGTAAATACTGTCCATATTCCACTCCATTTTGGATTTTCTCTAGTATCATTTGCTAACTTCTTTTGATAAAAATCTTTGTATTTTCCTTCTGCTATATCAAATCCTATTTTTAAAAATTCTTTTCCTGCTTGTGTTTTTTCACAAGATACTTTCTTAACTACACATTTATATCCTCCTACTGGTAATGTTTCAAATTCTCCAAAGGCTTGTGCCTCATCATATCCTTTTGGTTTATTCATTTTATTTTTCCTCCTCTTTATTTAATTTATAATAGTCTCTAATAGTTGTATCTACTATCTTTAAATCATTATTTATTTTAAATTCAAACATTTCTTCAGGACTTTTTACTGTACTATTTCCTTTGTTTTGAGTTAAAAAATAATGATTTTCATCTTCTATCGATGTAAGTAATACAATATCAAAACATCCTTCTACTGTTAATTTTTCATCAAGCATTTTTCCTATTGTTTTTGCTTTTAATTTTCCACTAATGTTATCTATTTCTGTATGATGTAAAAAATATACAATTACATCATCAGGTAAATTTTTATTAATATAATGTATTAAATTTCTAAAATTTAATGCAATATCTGTAAATTTGTTGTACCCTACTTCTTTTGCTCTATCGAACATTTCATTTACTAATAAGTATTGACTATCATCTATTACATATCTTTTTAGTGTTGGGTTCGATAGTGCTTTCATTATTACAGGGTATGTTGCATTTTTTACTATTTTAAAATCTTTTTTGAATGGCAATCTATTTTTTTCTACTAAAAATATTCCTACTTCTTCTTTTTCAAAGTTCTTTATTGAATATGTTTTTCCTGATCCACTCTCTCCGAAGTATAAGAACTGGTATTCCGCATTATTAATCACCTCTCAATCTCTTTTTACGTTCTTCTTTTATTGCTTTTTTCTTTTTATACAATATTGCTTCTTCTTCCTCTAAAATGGTTTCTGCATGTATTAATTGTGTATCTGTATATCTTGCTATTACTTCTTCATATTTGTTTTCTTCCACTTTTTTCTCCCTTCAATTTTTTTATTTTTTCTCTCAATTCATCTGCATATCTATAATCTTCACTGTCCCATTTATCTTGCATTTGTAAAATAAAATATTTGTGTTCTAATTCTTCTAAAGTTTCCATTTTCTCTCCTATTGCATATCTACTAATATTGTGTTAAAATATTAATAGATATGAGTTTATATATGTAATTCATTTGAACTAATTTTGTGATTGGTAGTCTGAAATTAGTTCTTTTTTATAGTCTTCTATTGATTGTTCTGTTAAATATTCTTTAATATCAAAGTACAAATCATCAATTAATATTTCTAATTTATCTAACATTTTTATATTTTTATTAATGCTATTTGATTGTCCTATTTTTCTTATTTCTGCTAATTCTCTAAAAATACTTTGTTTGACTTCGTATTCTTCTCTTTTTAGTGCTTTTATAATTTCATCTTTTTCATCTAACAATTGTCTTTGTTCTTCATTTTGTCTTTTGTAATAATTAAGTAATTTTTCCATTCTATTCACTCCTTTCTTTCATTTTAAATTCTAATCTGTAATTCGATATGTCATTTAATACAAAAGCTAATTCTTTTGATAATCTTTCTGCTTCTTTTAGTTTTGTTTTTAATGTTGGCTTATCTGATGTTTCTAAATATAATTTGTCATTATTTGAAAACATTTTCTTCCTCCTTATCTATATACTGTCGCTTGCATTAAGCCCCAATAACAAAAAACTACACTTGATACATATAAACAGCTATATACTACTGTTTGTCCTATTAGTTGATATACTTTGTGTTTATTTATCTTTTTCATTTGTTTTCCTCCTTATATTTTTTTTCTAATCTCTTTTTACTTTTATTTTATTTGCTTCTGCCCAATTATAAAATTTGTTTTTTATAATAATATAATTCCATTGACCTGTTTTCCCTTGGAACGCTACTCCAAAAGGAAATTTATCTTGTCTTAATCCAGATCTTATACTTTCAGCTGTTGCATTTAACTTTACAGCAACTTCAGCTGGTGTCATTCTTTCTATTTCTTCATATTCTTCTTCCATATATCCTCCTTTCATTTTTGTATCGGGTTGCGGTCATTTTTGTTCATTTTCTTGAACATTAGAATTTAAAAAAATAATATATTTTTTGTAATTTTTCTTTTTATTTTCGCAATATTTTATAATTGCTAAACAAAGTTTATTACTTTTTGCACTTTTTCTTCTATTTAATATCTCATTTAAATATGATATATTTATACCAATATCACTTGCAAACCACGATTGATTCCTTCTGTATTCTTCTTCTATTAGTCTATTTATAGCTTCAATATTAACTTCCATAATATCCCTCCTTTTTGTTTATTTTTTTGAACAATTTCATTATATATTTTTAGAAAAATATTGTCAATAGTTTTTGTTCATTTTTTTGAAAATTTTTATTGATTTTTTCAAAAAGTTATTGTATACTATATTTGGAGGTATTTTGTATGTTTGATAAAAACAGATTTGCAATTATAATAAAAGAAATAAAAAAAACTTATGACACTCAAGAAGAGTTTTCTAAAAAATCTGAAATTGGTAGGACTTATTTATCTCAATATATGAATATGAAATTAGATGAACCACCTAAACCAAAAATATTAGAAAAATTAGCTAATGCTTCTAAAGGTATTACAACATACGATGAACTTATGCAGGTTTGTGGGTATACTTATGTAACTACTCTTAACAGTTCATCATTTAGAATTAATCCTGAATATTGGAAAATGATATATGGAGATACTGAAAAAGTAAATCTCTCTCAAAAAGGTTCTACTTTTTTGGCTTCTTTCTTAGACAATGTGTTTACATTAAGTGAAAAAAATAATGATGAACAATTTACAATAGCTTTTAATCCGCAATTAATTATTCCTAAAACAGACAATATTGAGGAATATAATGAATATATCAAAATTTTCTGTTTTACACTTTGTTCTCTTATAAGTAATAATGTTTTAAACTTAAATAAAACTGAAAAAGAACAATTGTTATCCAATATACAAGAATTGTTACAGACAACTCCAATCCTAATAGAATCTGATGAAAATTCAGATGCGTTTAATACTATAGATACAGAAGGTTTAGATAAAGAAGATATTGAAGAATTAAAAAGATTTGCTGAATTTCTAAAAAACAAAAAGAAGCAAGATGAATTAAATTAAAAATAAGTTTAAGAATTGTGTTGTTTTAGATGTAGTAAAACAAGAAGTAAAATGAATTAAATAAAGGAAATAGATGCTATCAAATTTACCACAACCCGATACATTTATTTCCTCACTCAACCACTATTGAAAGTGATTATATACTTATTATATAAGAATATACTTTCATTTTCAATAGTTTATTAAAAATAAATTATAAAAAATGGAGGTATTTTTATATGAGAAAAATGAAAAAAAGAATTAATTATTCAGGAAGTGCTGTTTATTTAGGAGATAATAGAAATAAACCTTTTGCAGCCCGAATTACAATAGGGAAAGACATTCTAGGAAGAACAATTTATTATGACTTAAATACTTTTGAAAGTGAATTAGATGCTTTAGTGTGTTTAGAAAACTATCATAAACAACCCTACTCTCTTTATATAAAAGAAAAAAAATACAATAAAATTGTTACATTTCCTAAAAAGCCTTATCCACTTGTACCTGTTAAAAATCCAAACAAAATAGTAGTAGAGACAGTAAAAAAAGATACTTATACATTTAAACAAGTATTTGAAAAGTTTAAAGAAATGAAATTGCCAAACGAAAAAGAAATTAAATTAGAAAAAGAAAAACATATAAAACCAAAAGGAAAATTTGCATATCATTATTCAAGAGGAATGACTACAGCATTTAATAATTCAGAAAATTTATATGATAAAGTATATAAAGATTTAACAACATCTGATTTTCAATCTGTTTTAAATAATAGTAATAAAAACTATGAAACTTTAAGAATTATGAAAAATTTATATATAAAACTAGATGATTTTGCATTTCAAGAAAATATTATAGAAAAGAAATATGCAGAACATGTTACTTTAACACATACAAGTACTACAGATATTAATATTAATCATAAAAAAAGAACACCTTTTTCTTATGAACAAATTGAATATTTATGGAATATTAATCCTGAAAACTATAAAGAGGAATTTGTACGAGATATATTATTGCTAGCATTATATACAGGTTGTAGAGCTGAAGAACTTCTATTTATATATACTAATAAAATATTTTTAGATAAAAATTATTTTATAGGTGGATTAAAAACTCAAGCTGGAACAAATAGAGAAATACCAATCCACCCAAAAATAAAACCAATAATTTTAAAATATTATAACCCTAAAAATGAATTTCTTTTTAAAATGCCTAATGGCAAAAAAACAAATTATGATTATTATTTATATCACTATAAATTTAATTTTATAGATAAACATTCTTTTTTAAATAATCATACAGCTCACGAATGTAGACATACTTTAAGAACAGAATTAGAAAAACAAAATGTAAAACAAATAATTATTAATTCTATAATAGGTCACTCAAATGAAAATGTAGGACAAGATGTGTACACACATATTTCTATTGAAGAAAAAATAGAAGCTATAAAATTAATTGAATATAAGGATACTAATAAACTATATATTTTAGCAGTTAATCAATAGAAATATTATAAAATATTCTACGTTAATAACAAGTTAATAACAAATAGAAAATACCAAGCCTTAAAATGCTTGGTATTTGTGTGTTTTTCTAAACTTCCATTATAATCGGAATAATCAGTCTTTGTTTTTTAAGATTTTCTTCTTTCTATTCATATATCTGTTTTTCGTTGATTTATCAATATTTTTGTCATTATAAGAATACTTTTATATTCTTATAAATTTTTATAGGTTAATAACAAATTAATAACAATTGATATTCTCTTCGAAATTTTCTATTATATTTTTTGCCTCTTCAGTATTATAGCCTAATTTTTCACACATTTCAATCATTTTAATTAATAATATTTCTTTTTTACTATATTTTCTTGTTAAATCTTTTGCTATGTTTGATTTTTGATTTTTCATTATCATTCCCCCTATTCTATAAATTTCATTGAAATTCATATTTAAAGGGTTATAATCTTTCTTTATTATATTATTACTTTTGCTATTTGTAAATAGCTTTTCGACATTTTTAATTTTCATATTATAAACTCTCCTATATTAAAATTCAAATGAGCTCTATTGATATGAAAATTATATGACATTTTTACCATTTTGTTAAAAATATTTTACGAAAGTGCCATTTTCTTTTATGAAATCGACATTTTTCGACAAAGTGGGTTTTACATTTTGTTCGCTTAAAAACTTCCTATTCCTTTTATTTCAAGCTTTTCGATGTCATATAAGTCAGAAATTCTAAAACCCAGTGCATCAGCAATTACAATTATCTCTGCAAATAATATTTCATCTGCTGGAATTTTATTTTCTTCTATTTCAGATAAGTATTTTCTATCTATTCCAGTTTCTTCTGCTAATTGTCTTAAGCTAATTCCTCTCTCTTCTCTTTTTTCTTTTATTTTAAATTTTATTATCATTTAACTCACCTCAAAATTAGTATTTGCATTTTTTATTATAATATGTATCTATCCACTATAGTGAAAAAAGACTACTTTCTAATACGAAAATAATCTTCTTACTTTTCTTTTTAATTCTTCAAAAGTATTTACATTTGCATGACATTCTAATGTAAACGCACTAAATAAACAATGCTCATATGCATACTCGTCCCATTCTTTTTGGGTACAGTTTGGATTTTTCTTTATAAACTTAATAAATTCTTTTTTACTCTCTTTATAATAATTTTTCATGTTTTTAGTATTTACTTTTTTTAGTTTTTTATACAAAAGAAAAAAGCCCCATTTATTGAGACTTCTTTCTAGATTTTTTCGGTATATTTGACTTTAATATAATTTTATTATAACATGCTTTTTTATTTTTGTTTGTCGAAAGTAGTCGAGTATTTGGAAAATTATGGGAAACCTTATTGACTTTCTAACTTTAAATTTGTATAATACATTTAATTTGGAGGAAAATAATATGAATAAGAATAATGAGGAAAATAATTTAATTAATAGTATGCTCGAAAAATCTAAAGAAGCCTTTCTGTTGGCAATAGAAATATATAATAAACCAACTATAAAATATAGATTAGAAGGATTTGCTTTTTTTGTGTGTAATGCTTGGGAATTAATGTCAAAAGCTTATCTTATAAAGAAATATAATCAGTCTTTTATTTATTATAAAGATAAAAAAGATAGAACTATAAGTTTAAGTGATTGTATAAAAAAAGTTTTTACCAATGAAAAAGATCCTACTAGAAGAAATCTTGAAATAATTGTTGATTTAAGAAACACTTCAACACATTTTATAATTAAAGAAATGGAAAATATATATATACCTTTTTTACAAGCCAATACATTAAATTATTCACAAAAATTATATGATTTTTTCGATATAGATATAACAAAAAATCTAGATACTTCTTTTTTATCTTTAGTTACAAATTCCTCTAATTTAAATGATACAGAAGTATTAAGTAGATATGGTAATGAAATTTTCGAAAATTATAGTAAATTAAAAAATGATGCTATTTCATTATTAGAAGCAGAACCCAATAATAAACTTGCAATTAATATTAACTTAAATTTGAAAGTTGTAAAAAACGAAAAGGACGCAAAACTTACTTTTGCAATTTCACAAAATGCTAAAGATGCTGTCTATTTTATAGATAAGATAAAAGATATTAATACAACATATCCATATTCTCAAAAAAATGCTAGAGAAATAATTATGAAAAACTTAAAAAGAAAAAACATTAATATTAATTTACACCAAACTAATTTTGGACTTATTTGTAAAAAATATAATTTAAAAGATAATGAAGATTATTTTTACTATCATACCCTAACAAAAAGATATGTATGTTCACAAAAATTAGTTGATTTTGTGACTAATTTACTAATAGAAAATATTAACTTAATTGAAGAAATTAAATTAGAAAATAAAAATTGAGTTAACCCCAGGGGCAAAGGATTCTTAATATACAAACGTATATCTACTCCCATTCGGAAACCCAGCCTTATTCCTTCACAAGTTAACTCTATTTATATATATTATACACTTTTTTTAAAAAAATTCAAGTATTTTTTTAATGTAATATATTTTTAATATACTAGAAATACATTTGTAATATATAATAAATCAACTTATATTTTTATTTGACAACTTTCATAACATATAGTATAATCAAATTAAGATTTAACCACATGTTATGAAAATAACATAGTCGGTCATAAGAAGATTCAGAACAGTCGTTAAGACTGTTCCATTTTTTATTTTAAAGAAAAATAGCCAAAAATCAACCTTTTAAAATCGTTTTTAAGCATTTCTAATTTTAATTTAATATAATTATATACCTCAAAAAAGAGGTAAATTGAAATTAATCAACTTACCTCTACTAATTATATTTTTAAAACTTGTCCTACTTTTATAAAGTTAGGATTTTTTATTCCATTTTTATTTGCTATTGCTTGATATGTAGTATTATATTTTTTTGCTATACCTGATAAAGTATCTCCACTTTTTACTGTATATGTAATTTGTTTTGGTTTTACTGCGTTATTTACAGCACTTTGAATTGTTTCATAGTTGTATCCTGCTTGTTTTAATCTATTTTTTCTGTTTTCTCCATTTCCCCATTTTCCAGCTAAAACTTCAGCAACTATTTCATTAACTGATTTTGTAGGCTGTGAAACGCTTTTATTTCCAATTTCAGCTATTAAATCTCTATACATATAATTAGTGTCTACATTTCCATTAATTCCATTTACTTGTCCTTTTGAGCTATTTTGCCATATATCATACTCTCCTTTGTAACAGTCTGTTCCTGATTTATAACTTGCTATCCAAGTTGTGTATCTTCTTTTTATTTCTTCTTTGTTTAGATAGTTGTTAAACCAGTTTTCATTTGCATATACTCCAGCCCATAATCCATTTTGTTCTATTATAGAATTGAAAGCTATACAAATATTAGTTAGCTTATCTCTTCCACAATTTGCTATAGAATTGTCTTCCATATCTATATATACAGGTAGTTCTATGTTTTTCCCTTGTAGCATTTTCATTGTCCATTCTGCCCCTGATTTTACTGTTTCCTCTGAATTACAATAGTTATATACATATATTCCAACTGGTATTCCTAATCTTTTACATTCGTTATAGTTTCTTTCAAATTGCTTGTCCAATGTATGATTATTTTTATTTCCTATCCAACCTAATCTTAATATTACAAAGTTTATATTATCTTTTACTAACTCCCAATTTATTATTCCATTGTGTTCACTTACATCTATTCCAAACATTCTATTTTTCCTCCTTTAATTCTGGTAATCCAGCTATACTTGTTAGCATACTTAATATTCCTGCTAATAAACTAGCACTTCCTACTGCTAACCAATTAACATCACCCATTACAGCACTTGTTCCTATTGTTGCTACTGCTGTTTGTGCTACTGTTTTTATTGCTCTTATTCCTGCACATTTAATCCATTTTATTAATTCTTTGTTCATATTATCCTCCTAATCTATAACTTCAAATGTTTCTACTTTTTTCATTAAAGATTTTACAAATGAGTTACCTTTTAATTTAAAATATATTTCTGCACTATGTTGAATACTTTCTAATTGATAGTGTGTTATTTTCTTTTGTTCTTTACATCTATCATATATTGTTAAAATATCGTTTCTTAAACTACATTTTGTTGCTTCTATCATTGACCTACCAAATATATAAATTGAAACTAATACACTAGCTACAAATGTTATAAGAAACCAATACTCTTTTAAGAATTGTAGAGTTTGCATTATTCCACCCCATTTCTTATCATTGTTTCTATATCTTTGTTGTATGTTCCTTCTAAAATAGGACTTACATTGTCTGTACTATATATATGAGTTATGTTTTTATATGTTTTTGCTTCGTTTTCTATTTTATCTAATATTTCGCATTGTTCTGCGGTACATTCGATGTCTTCTGGTTCTGCTAGTACATAATCTATATATACTGGTGTGCCTGAGTTGTATTGGTCTATTAGCCAAGTTTTAAATTTTTCTACTGTATTTATACTAATATCAGATAACATTATATTAAATAAATCTAATTGAGAACGTATTGCAATTAGATCCTTATTTTCTGTTTCGTTCCAAAAACTCATCGTTGATATTAAATTATTACATAATAAATTTTGCTCTTTTGCTGTGATAAACCCTGAATTTGTAAAAAAATATATTAATGAATTTGCATTTTGCCCTAAATTATAGTTTTCTGTTCCTTTTAAAATTACTCTTTTTATATAATGTCTCTCATACCATTTTCCATCTTTTTTTATAAATGTATCTTTATATGTATCTATTTTTCTAAATAGTTTTTGTGTTGGTATTGTGTATGTTTGAGATTTGTGAGGTTCGTAAGTTGTTGGTTCACCTTCTTCTAGTTGAAAATTCCAAAATGATGCAGTTGTGTTATTTTCATAAATATCATATCTTAAATAATACCAACCTGTTTTATTTACATTAATTTTTCTAGGATTTGTTATTATTTGTACGAAATAATCGAACTTTTTATCTAGCATTAAATAACATATAACTTTTCCACCTTCATTTTTTAAGCCATAATTTAAATCTGTTTTACAGCTAAATGAATATATTTTATTAGCTTCTAAATACACTTTATAATCAGTTATTATATAATATCCTTCTCTATTAGCTGTTTTTATTAATTTATTCTTTTCAGTAAATTCTGTTTTTAGTTTATTCTTATTACACATCTCAAAACTAATATTACCATTATCTCCACAACATTCAACTTCACTTGGATAGTTTGGAGAAGGGCTTGCACCACATTGTTCATATATTTTAGTTGTATCACTTCCACTTGTTATCATTGGTTTACAACTTAAACCAGATACTACTGTTTCACCATTCTGTACTCTTATTGATATATTTTGTATTGTTACAACCGAATTATTATTTTGATAGCCTGCAACGTTATTAACACTCGTAAATGTAGTTTGTCTGTTCCCATCATTAAAATAAGGTCTAAAAGAAACGTTATTATCTATTTTATTATTAAAAGCATACATTTGATATAACTGACTTTGTTCTAGTGTTATTTCTTGCAATAAAGGTATTGTAACAATAGCGGTATTACTTGCAGTTCCACTTATTGATACTTCACCATTTAAAACAATACAAGTTATTCCATTTAATGTGTATGTTCCATCTTTTAAACTTATTAGATTATATCCTTCTCTTGTCTCCTGTCTACTATTCCCTTCAATTTTCAATTCTTGCAACCTCATCCCACTACTATCATTTAAGTCTATGCTTTCGCCTGAAAAAGTGCCTGTTGGAAGTCCTTTTAAATCTTCTTTTAATCTTTTGTTTTCTGATTTTAAATTTAAGTTTTCATTTTCTAGTTTTGATAGCTTTGTATCTTGTTCTGTATCTTTTGATTTTATTTCTTCTATACTATTTTTTACTTGTATATCATCATAATTTTTCAAACTATCTAATTTAGATTTATAAGCATTTGTAAAATCATTTGTTGATAACCCTTTTCCTGCTACTTTATCTTGTTTTTCAAATATTTTTTCATCCCATAAATCATTGTTAAAATTTGCTACATCTATGTCATAATTTTCTGATTTAATAGGTTTCTTTGCATTATAATGTTCTGTATAAGTTGACATTTTATACACCTCCTTATTCTAAACTTGATATTGCTCCAGATATAAATCGTTGCAATTTATATGTATCTCCTGTATCTATATATCCATCTTTATTTACATCTGCTGCCTTATATTGTTCTAGTGTTAAAGTTGTTTTTCCTTGGATATAATCAGAAATTTTTTGAACATCTAAATTATTTATTTGTCCATCTCCATTTACATCTCCTAATTTGTATGATTTATCTTCTATTTTTATTAAAATAATCTTAAAAGCCACATCGTTTCTATCTTGTTCATTTGCTAATTTATAGCTATGAATCGTAATTTTATCAGGTTTTAATATTGCACATGTATCTCCATTTCCAGCAACAGCAGTTGCATTAATTGTATGTGACCTAGATGTCCCCCACCAATCAGCATGCACATTATTATGTGACATAACACTTAGTACAACACAATTTGTATTTGTAAAGCCTGTTGGATAGTTTATATCTACAGTTCCTTGTAAATTATTACTATTTGCTTCTGGCATTTTTATTGTTCCAACTAAAACAGCTATGTTACTTAGTATAGTATTTATTGTTACATTTCCACTTCCATCAAAATTAGCATTTCCACTAACTGCACCTTGTAATTTTATATTTCTTGCTGTTTGTAGTTTTGTAGCTGTTCCGAGAGTTACCAGTGCAACTACCAGAAGAACCACTACAATTACCTGTAACATTTCCTTTGACATTTGCTTCTACACCTCCATTTACAATTAATTTTCCTGTTATAGTACTATTTTGATTTTTTAATACTAAATTACTTTTTATTCCTTCTATATATTGTTGAAATTGTTGATATAGTTCTTCCCCATCAACTGAAATTAAACTATTAACCACTCCGCACAAATCTACATTTAATCTTTTGTCTACTATATCTGTTTGAGTTATATTTGAACTACTTTTTACTGTCACTTCTGCTAGACATATTTCATATATATTATCATCTCTTTGTAAAGTTGCTGGAGTTGTTCCATTTCCTTGTTTTACATATAGTTGTGTTTCTCTTGTAGCTAATGTTTTGTCTAATTTTACTATTACTCTATCTATTCTATTTCCTGATGTTGGTCTTTCTAATGTAAAAGCTCTTGCTTCTTCATTTTCAAAGTCTGCTCCTTCTATTATTCCAGCACCTTTTAATACTTTTATATTTAATCCCCCATCTGCTGTTACTTTCATGCTATTATCACCATAATTTTTATAGTGTCCAAAATAAACACCATTGCTTAAAAATTTAGCAAAATATTTTCTAAATACCTCTGCTTCATATAATCTATCTTTTTCCATTTGTCCACTTTCTGAATTTAAAACTTCCATTGAATCAAATGGAAAACTTTTTAATGTTACTGACATATCTTTTCCTTTCCATAAAAACAAGACCTAACTAATAGGTCTTGTAATTACTCTTTTTATTTCTTCGCCTAAACTTGGTACTTTATCCCCAAAGCCTAATTCAACTGTTATATTATTTCTTTCATATATTTCTTTTGCTTGTATTATTCTTTTGTCCTCATATATTCCATCGCTTTCAAGTGTTACTAAATCCCCTAAAAAGAAATCCTTTTCCCATTCCATATTAGGTATTTGATACACTTTTCCTTCTACTGATTGTATTGTTTTATATGTATCAAGTTTCTTTTGTCCTTCTGAATTTAATTCATCTAAATCTTCTATATTATTTAAATCTATTAAAATTTCTCTTCTATCAAATCCTGTTGCATTTCCTTTTACAATTATTATTCTATCTTCATTTTCTCCTTTACCTGCTATATATCCTACATTTTTGTAATTAGTATTGTCATCTGTTGTTTTTCCTTCTAGTAAATTCTTTTTCTTTTCAGAGAATATAATATAAGGATGTTTAATATTTCCTTTTAATTGTTCATGTGTATATTGCTGTAATTCTGTATGAGTAAATTCTTCTAAAGATTCATGACTATTAAAACTTTCTACTTGATTTACTGTTCTATCTGTTCCTTTTAAACTATCAAAATATATACATTTTTTATTTCTGTCTAAATATCCATACCAGCCTAAACCAGTATCTTCACTTATATGTTTTAATTCATCATGCAAATTTGTTAATCTTGCCTGCCATACTGTTTTTTTACCTCTATTTTGACTAGTAGCTATTTTTATCCATGAAACATCCCTTTCTGTTGTTCTAATATCATCATAATAGCTTTCTACTAAATGATTTTTTATATAATGTTTCTGTATATTTTCTGCTTGTGTTTCTGCAACTCTATCATATCCATTTGTTGCTATAATTCTTCTTTTAGTTATTCCTTTTATACAAGTACCTGTTACTTTTAAAGTTTTACTATTTTTATTTGTAGTTATTACTACTTTGTCTATCAAAAGAATTTTGTCATCTTTTTTATTAACTATTAACATATTATCTTTCTTTAGTTTATTTGTGTTAGCTTTATTTTTATTTATAGTTAATTCAAAAGTACCTGCTTCATAATAATTCCAAGTACAAATTAAACTATCGTAATTAGTAATAATACCTTGCAAATTAAAGTTAGTATCTATTATTTCTATACAATTCATTTAAACACCTACATACTTATTAGTATAGTCAATTATTGTCACTTTATCTTTTGCGCCTTCTATGTCTGAGCTATACTTAATTAAGTTCTTTCCTACTATTAATTTAAAAAATGTAGAGTTTAAATCTATTTTATTATAAACATCTTTAACTTCATGTGGTGTTATTAGGTTTACTGTTTCTTTTCCTTCTATAGTATTAATTACTAATTTCTCCATTTCATCTATTTGCATGTTAACTTGTATATATTCTCCTGTGGTTTCATTTGTTACTTTAGGATTTAGAGCTGGTCCTACATATTCAATTTGAACTGGTGCTTCTATATCTCCTACATTATTAATTTCTTTATAAAATGAAACTAAAGAAAAATTATTAGGAAGTGAAAGAGGAAAAGATAAGCCACCTGTTACAGATTTGATATCTATATCTTTGCCATTTTCATCTAGCCAATATGGATCTTGACAATAAAAAGAGATAGTTGCTTTGTCATGATTTTTCTTTCTATCATTAAACTCTGCACTATCTTCTACTTTTCCATATATTCTATATTTTTTATAATCGTTTGTATAATAAATAAGTAATTCTCCTCTTTTTCCGGTTTCTTTATTAAAAGTCTTAGGATTAATTACTCTCATTATTTTACGTCTTAATTCATATAGTTTTACTCTATCTTTAGTTCTAATTGTTACTTGTAATTTTATTACACGAGGATCCAGTAGACTATCTTCACTATTGCAACCATCTTGATTTACTCCTTGACTTTTTTGACTTGTTGCACCAGGATGTCCCAATCCTTCTATATGACTTAATAATATATCTTCTTCTAAATTTCCTACACTATCAAATATTACACTTTCATTTAAAGCTAAATTTATAACTTCTAATTTCTGCATTTTATCACCTACATTCCTGCAAATTCTTCTGCTAATTTTTCACTTACATTTCTTAATTTTCTGTATGTTTCACTTGGCATTTCTGGGTTTTGTTCTATATAATTTTGTTGTGTTATATTAATTGTTTTTGTTTGAGGTTTATTTGTTCCTGCTTCATACTTATATACACTTCCTGCTATCTGAGCCAATTTATTTTCTATTCCTGCGTCAATTGTATTTTGTATTCTACTAATAATGTTTTCTATTTTAGATGCTAAACCTTCATTAATTCCTTGTGCTAATTTTTCACCTAAACTTTGCCCTGTTATTTCGTAAGCATTACCATATGATTTTAATAGATTGATTATTTGGTTTTGGTTTTGTTCTACATTTAATAACATCTTTTCTGCTGTTTCTTGTGCTATGTCTAGTTGTTCATCATAATATTTTTCTAAATCTTCTAATTGCTTATTATATAACTCTTTTTGTTTTTCTACTTCATCTTCTACTGCTTGTACTTTATTGTCTTGTTCTTCTTGTAATAAATCTTTTTGTTTGTTTAATGCTTCTTTTTTATCTTCTAAAGCTCTATTATCTAATGTTTTTTGATATTCTACTAATAGTTTGTCTAATTCTTTTTGATAATTAGCTTTTGTTGTTGCATCATGTTCAAACGCTACTAATTCTTCTAATCGTTTCTTTTTCTTTTCATATTCTGCATCTTCTTCATCACGAGACTTTTGTTGTTCTGCTTTGTCTAATGCTTCTAACTCTTTTTCTATTGCTTCTATTTTAGCGTCATACTCTGCATTTATAGCATTTATTCTAATTTCTTTTAGTTTCTCTACTTCTTCTATTTGTTTATCTATAAATTCTTTGTCTTTTTCTTGCATTTCTTCTAGTTGCTTTGTTATCGCATTTGTTAATTGTGATACTGTGTTATCTATTTGTTCTACTCTTAAATCACGCTTTTGTTGTTCATAGTCTCTTATTGTTTGTAATTCTTCTCTATATACTTGCTTTCTTTCATTAAGTGATAATCTTTCATCTTTCATTATTTGATTTAAGTAATTTTTGTGCATTTGAATTATTTTATTATAATCTCTTGTTTGTTCTGTTATATCATATGCTGAGCCTCTTATATTCTTTTGATGTTGTATATATGTTTCGTAATCTTCTGTTTGTTGTTTTAATATTTCTTTTTCTTTGTTTGCTAGTTCTTTGTTTAGTTCATATATTTTCTCTCTTATTTCATTTTTTTCATCTGATGTTCTTGCATATCTTCTTAGTGCATATTCATACATTTGTATTTCTTGTTGTGTACTTAATTGGTCTAATGCTTTTTTATGTTCTATTTGCTTTTTGTAGTTGTCTAAAGCTTTGTTAGAGTATGAAGTAGATGAATTGACTTTTTTTGATATTACTGGCGATGTTGTTGGTATTGTTATTCCTTGAACATTTTCTGGATTAACACCTGCTAAAGCTTGTAAAACATACAATACATTTTTCAATTTTCCTTCTAATGTTGCCCATTCTTCTCCTAAATTAGCACATATTTGGCTCTGAACTTGTTCATCATTTAATGCCATTTGTATTTGCTCTGTATAATTTTTTATTATAGTTTGACTTGTATTCCAACTTTCATTTGCTTTATCTTTTTCAGCATCTATAAATTTCTGAACTTCTTCTGTAACTAGTCCCTGAGCTGTAACACATTCTGGATATGACTTAATTAACACCTGTAATGAGTTATTATAATCATCTGTACCTTTTTTACTATTTTTATACAAATTTAATAATCTTTGATTTTCTTCTACATTTACTTTTAATTGTGCTGCTTGTCTCTGTTGATTCTTTATGTTAGTTAAATCCATTGCATTTTTTATATTTTGTATAGTTTGTCCTTTTTTTACTTCTTCATTATATATTTTTTGAATATCTTTTAAATCTTCTTCAATTAATAATCCTTTTTTTTCTATTTGAAATTTCTCTTTAAATTTGATTGATTGTTCTACTAACTCATCATTAACTTTTATTAATTCAGTAGATAATTTTTTAGACATTTCTTTTAATTTATCATATTGTTTGATTTCTTCTTCTGTTAATTTTTTTCCCTTAAAATTTTCTTCTGATACTAATAACGAATTTAATATACTTTGCAAATCTTTTCTTTCTTTTAATTTTTCAATATAATTATTTATACTTTCTGATGTTTGATTTATGCTATTTATTCTTCTATCTTCAAGTTCTATAGTATTATTTAATACCGAATTATACTCTTCTTGTTCTATCTTTAATTCAGCTTGTTTATTTTTTTGTTCATCTAATGCAGTTGCAACAGATATGCTTACTCCTGTTAAAGTTGCTAGGACTGCTATAAGTGCTGTTGCTGGATTAGTTAACATTGTAGCATTTAATAAGTTTATTGCTATTCTTGCTAATTTAACAATTGCAATAAATGAAGTTAGTGCAATTCCAAAGCTAACTACTCCAGCTGTTCCAGCTTTATTTTTTTCAATATATTCTCCTAATGTACTAATAATACCTGTTTTTAATTCTTCTATTTTGATTAGCGTTGGTTCTAAACTTTCTGTAAATGCTACTTGAGTTTCTCGCATTGATTGAGAATATTGCCCTTGCTTACCAGCTAGTGTTTGTAAATAATCGCTCATTGCACTTGCAAATGGTTCTGCTGCATACATTGTTCTATTTAAATATGCTTGTTTTTTTTCTGCTTCTGTTAATTGACTTGCTGTTTTACCTATAGATTTAGCATAATTATCTAACATTACACTTAGATTTTCTGTAACACCTGCACTATCTGATAACGTTGATAATCCTTGTCTATATCCTTCTGATGCTACTCTTACAGCTTCTGAAACCGTGTAATTAGCATTTCTATTACGTATAGCACTATTTGTTAATGCTTCTATCATTTTTTCTGTTTCTTGTGCTGACATTCCCATTAAACTAAAATTTTTTATTGTAGTTGCCAAATCTGATTTAGTCATATATGCACCAAATTTATTCATTATTTTTGATAAGTCAGTCATACTTTCGCCTGTATATTCTGATACATTTTGTAGTGAACTCATTGATTGTGTATAAGAATTATATTCATTTACACAATCTTTTATAGCTCCTACTATTTTGCCTAATGCTAACACTGCTGTAGCAGACATAGCTAAATAACTTGCATCTAAATTTTTATTACTATTTTCTATTTTTTTATTGTTTTGTTCTATCTCTTGTAATTTTTTTTTAGCTATCTCTAATCCTTTTTCTAAAGCTTCTGTTTTTATTTTTAAATCAATAACTAATTGACCTATCTGTGTTTCATTTGCCATCTTTTCACTTCCTTTAAAAATAAAATAAAAGCACTCTAATGAGCACTTAAAAATTCATTAATTTTTTGTTGAAATATATTTATTTTTTCATTATCATAAAAATATAATAAGTATTTTTTTATTGTAATTTTTATCTGATTTACTATAAAATTATATCTATCCTCAAAAATATCTATATTAATATTATTCTTTTTTAGAATACTTTTTAATTCTTTTATAAATTTAATAATATGTCTTTCATATAAAAAGTTATCATATACCCTTAAATATAAACAACATAATAAAAAGTCTAAAGCTTGATTGTATTTCTTTTCTTTCTTTAATATTTCATACATTCTATTATATACAACACTAGCCATAATATAATCTTTTTTCTTTAAATATATTTCCTTTTGTTTATTGTATATTGTCCATAATATATCATATTTTGTATATCCCTTTTCAAACATCAATTCATTATCTTTTATTCTTTTATATTCTCCTAATTTGTGAAATATCTGTAATTGTGAATATTCTAAATTTGTCAGTTCTTCATATCCTTTTCTCTTTTTCATTATCTTTCTACCTCATAGTATATATCAGCTATTGTTTTTAATAAGAAAAATAATGTAAATCCTACTATCAGCACTCCAATACCTCCAAATATGCCATACCAATTAATAACACTTTCTGTATAGCTATCAGTAAAATAATTTCCTTTATGTAATACTTTTGTTGTTGAAAACATTATCCATATAGATATTGCACTTATTATCGTTAAAACAATATTTATATTAGCAATAAAATTTAAACAATCAGCATTTGTTCTCTTTCCTTCTTCGAATTTTCTATTTTCTATTTCGTATTCATTAAAGTTTGTTTTACACTTTGGACATATATCATCTAATTCATTTATATTTGACTTACATACTGGACATTTCATAATATTATCCCCTCCTAAAAAGAGGATAGCACACATCAAATGTCAAAGTCTGTCGTTTCTTGTAAGTTATTTAATTTTTCTTTCTTATTTTACATGTTTCGACATTTTAAAATGATATAATTTTATTAAAGCGAGGTGAAAAGTATGAAATTAAATCCAGATTGTATTAGAGACATATTATTAGTTATAGAAGAATTATCTAATAATATTAATTTTATCTATTCTAGAGAATTAATAAAATATTTACCACAATATGATTCTGTTGAAATACTGTACCATGTAAGACAAATGGAAATGTCAAACCTTATAATTATTCCTCTCAATTCTTTTTCACTTGATGGTAGTTATTTGATAAAAGATTTAACTCCTAATGGTCATAAGCTCATTGCTGATATTAGAAAAGAAAATAATTGGAAAAAAACAAAAGAAATAGCTTCTAAAGTAGGCTCTTTTTCATTAGATGCTATTTCCACTATTTCATCAAATATTATTTCCAAGCTTATCACTAATCAATTAGGATTACCTTCTTAAAAAATAAAGAGTGTCATATATGATGCTCTTTGTTTTTAAAAATCTTCTGCTCCAACTTCTTCTTCATTTTTATTTTCTACCTTGTTTAATTCTGCATATTCTTGCATTATAATTGGTATTTCATCTACATAATAGTCTTCCATAAACTCTTTTTTACTTATACCAATTTTTATGCAGATGGCAATTGTTCTTTGAAGCCAATTAGAGTTGTTATTCCCTTCATAACTGGCTTCATTTGTACGAAAAAATCTTCTAATTTATTTATTTCCCAGAACTTCTTACAAATTTCAAATAATTCATTTGGTGTTAGTTGTTCTTTTAAAATTTCTTCATCTATATCTAATATTTCACTTAAAAATCTAAATAAAAACTTTGGTGCAACAATCATTAATTTTGTTATTAAATTCATTATATTTTCCACTGTAAACATTTCTGATAATTTAAAATCTTGTTTATTGTCAGATATTTCTCTTATGAAGTCCTCTGGCAAATCCTTTAAAGTTTGTAGAGCTTCAAAATACTTGCCACAAGGCATCTTTTTAACCTCTACACCATGTATTCTTATTGTTTTTGGTAAACTTTTCGCTTCGTTACTTTTAACCATTTTAATTTCCTCCTAAATAAATTTAAGGAGAGTATTTCTACTCTCCAGTTGGTCCTACTGTTTCTATTGTGTCTAGCCAAGTTAAATCTGCATTTGTTTCAGTATCTTTAATATCGTAGAATAATCCATCACAACTTCTATTTAAGAATTTTCCTGATATTTCTACTCCGCCTTTATTTCCATTTCCTTTTGTTTCTAAATCCATTTTAATTTTTGATACTTTAAAACGGTATTGTTTCCACATTCTATAATTTCCATCAGCTAGTAAGCCTCTGTAAGAACACGCTAATTCTGGTGCTACGTCTCCTTTTTTGAAACTATATACTTTTGTTGTTTCGTCATATGTTCCACCACGAAGTTTAGCTCTTAATTCATTTGATAACTCTGCTAATGTAATTGTTACGTCTTCTCCTGTTACATCTGTGTCTGTATCCCAAACCTCATCATCAGCTAAAATTTCATCTTCTGTAGCTTGTTCATCTTTACTTAATTTTTGTGCAGAAATTACAGATATTCTTTCTCCTACTTTATAACTTGTTTCTGTGTTTTCTAACACTGGAAATATACTTAATTTACTAAAACCTTTTAAATATTTTCTTCCCATTTAAATTTCCTCCTCATTTAATATTTCTTCTTTTTCAAAACGCATTGTTTTGTGATATATATTTGTTTCTTGTTCATATAAATCAACTGCTAATGTCCTTTCAAACTCTAAATCTTCCATCTTTGAATTAACTTCAATAGCCAATTCAGAACACTTGCTTGGACTTTTAGCCCATATATCTATTTGAATAGCAATATTACTGCTATATTCTTCATCATCTGCTTTACTTGAAACCGAATTATCCATTTCATAGTAAGAAATAGCAGGCTTTTTATCTAAATTAATCCATTTTTCTGGATAAAAATAAGAAACCTCAACATCTGAGATTTCTTCTAATTTCTTTAATATTTGTGGTTTTAAATTTTTCATTATTTACCACCTAACTTTCTAATATCTTGCTCAATTGATTTAATTACCTCTTGTTCTACTTCTCCTGTGTTTTTAGCGTGTAAATATGCTGGTGTCATATATGGCTGTGCTGGCATACCTTTCCAGTCTGCTTTATAAGATATTCCGCTCTGGTCTATCTATGTTGCTTTCTCTTCCTCTTTGACCTGTTCCGAAACTCTAGATATGGTGCATGTTCACAATTAGTAAATACTTGAGCTTCTGCTCCATTCTGCGTTATTTGTGACTTTGTCTTTATAGAATTGCGAAGTTGTCCTGTGTTTACTGGTGCTAGCATTTTAGCATTTTTTTGTATTCTTTTAGCTCCGTCTTTCTAGCCCTTTTCGTGAAGCTTCTTTAATATCTCCACCTAGTCCGCGATAAAGTAGCTAATAATTCATCTAAACCCTCTACACTAGACATTTTCATCACTTCCATTCACAAGTAATATAGTATGACTATCTCCTGTTATCTTACTTTTAATTGTATAATCGTTTCCATTATAAACAACTATATCACCAATTTTTGCTACTGTTTTATCGCAAGTAACAATTGCATTAGCTTCTATTTCTAATCCATATACTTTCTGAATATATTCCCTCGTAGTAAATTGAAAATTGCCCTTAAACTCCTCTATCTTATCTAACTTGCCATTTCCAATTACTGCTCCTTCATCGTCTTTTATTGTTCCAGATGACCATATTTCAATATCCTTATCATAGAAAGTGTCAGCTATAACTTCTTTAAATTTATTTGGTATTTTCATATTCTCCACTCCATATATGCATAATTTGCTATTTCTGCCATATTTGCAGTAATTACTTTATCAATATTAACATCGTCTTTGGTTACATTTTCTACTGTTTTAAAATTAACAGATTGACCATTATCTGACGCACTTGTTACTTGTAATTTTTCATTATTAGAATTATCTTTATCTTTGTAATATAGATAGCTTTTCCTTGCAAATTCAATACACATATAGTTTAATTCTTGTGGAAAGTCTTTTCTTTTACAAATAGACTTTACTTTATCACAAAATATATCTATATAACCTTGTATTTTACTATCAAAAACATTATCTTTATCTTCTAATTCTAATAATTCTTTTACTTTTTTTAAAATTGTCTTTTCTTCCATTTTTGCCTCCTAAAAAGGATAAGGAACTAATCCTTACCCCTTAGAGATTATTCTTGCAATATAGATTTGTTTGTCATCTATATATTTTCTATTGGCTCCTGTTCCAGCATCATGTACTAATTCCCAGTTTGCTCCATTTGCTAACTCTTCATTTGTTGGAGAAAGTTTTGCTTGATTTTTTTTGGTGTAAGAAATTCCATAAGGTGCAAATACTTTTCTTTGTCTAGCATATAAAGTATCTTGTCCACCATTTGTTTTTGGATCTCTATCCATTTCAAATGGAACTTTTGCTCCTATGTTTTCATAATCAATGGCTCCATCTCCTAAAAGATATGTAGTATATTTAGTATGTGCTTCTATTCCTTCGCCAGCTTCAACTTCTTCTGTAGGCATATTGTCATCTATTAAAACAACTCTTCCATTCCAAGATGCTAAAGTTAAATCTCTTTGAACTCCATTTGCATCTGTATATTTTAAGTAAGCTAATAGTTGTAAATTTTCTAAATTAGTTGCAACAGTAGAGTGCATAATTGCCATAGTGAATTTTGCTTTTTTATCTCCTGAAGCTTTTTGAATTGCTGAATTTAAAGTTGTTGCACCAGCTTTTGCTTTTTCTCCTTCTTCTTCTGTGATATCAAAAGTATGATTATTTACAAATTCTAAGTTTTTTGCTCCTGTCATTGCAAATATACCTTTTAATACTGCTAGTAATGTGTCTTGGTCTACATCTTCAAAATATTCAGACACTTGTGCTGCAACATTGTCCATAAAGTCTACTCCGCCAGTAATATCTGTTGAAAAGTCTTTTTCAACCCAAGAACCCATTCTACCAACAACCACAACTCCTCTTTCATAAGTTGTAGAACCTTGTGGGTCCATATCTGTTTCTCCATCATAATTTTGTACTTTTCCTCCTATTCTTCCATACATAGGTAATACTGCATATGCTGTTCCTGTTTGAGAACTAAAAGCATCTCTAATTTCTTTGTTTCCTTTTAAAACTCCTGACTTAATTAATTCATTTTTTCTTGTTTTTGGTATTCTCTCCACATATTTTCCAAAAGCTTGTGGATTAAAGCTTTTTGCATCAAATTTTGCCATTTTACATCTTTCCTTTCTTTTTTACATTAAAAAAAGAGCCTTTAAGCTCTAAATTTTTGCATCTGGATTTTTTTCTAAATAATCACACATCTCTGAATATGACATTGTATCTAATTTGTGGTCATCTTCATCTATTTTTTGTCGACCATTTTCTCCAACACCTGTAATTACAGTTTCTTCTTTGTTAAATAAATAGTCTTTTCTTTCTTTTAAATTATTAATTTGTTCATCTAGTCCAATAAAGTTTTCTCCATCTAGACTAATTTTAGACATATCTAGATTTGCTTTGATGTCTATAACATCTTTCGCATTAATTTCTTTTGACATTAGCTTAACTGCTAATTTACTGTCAAAGTTGTTCTGCTTTACTTTGTTGTCTGCTTCTTCTTGTATTTCTTTTACTTTTGCATCATAATCTTCTTGAGTAATAGAACCTTTTTTATAGTTTTCATACTCTGTTTGAATATTTGCTTGTGTCATTTTTAATGTTTCAATTTCTGCATTTGCATTTTTCAATTTTTCATTTACTTCATTAAAAACACTTGCAGGTTTAAAATATTTGGGTAATTCTTTAGAAATTTTATTTTCTAAATCTTCTACATTTTCTATTCCTGCATTTTTTAATAATTCTTTTAACCATTCCATAGTTAATTCCTTTCTAGCTTTTTTATGCTGGTGCTACCAGAACGAAAGTTATTCTTTATTTATCCTCACGAATAAATGAGTAATAAAAATAGACAGTTTAAAGCCATGTCTAGGGCATATATTAGTTATAAAATCATTATCCATTTTCCATATTCTTTTGCTACTTGATATTCTATTTTGCAACCTCTTGCATTTTCCCAACCTCGCATAAATACAATACCATCTACTTTTCCTATTACCTCTATTGATTTTGCCAAATAATAAATTGCTGCATTACATTCCTTTGGTGGTTCTTTTGTAAATATTGTGTCTACTACTTCATATCCTTCTTCTTGCAATCTTTTTGCTAATTCTTCTCTTTCCTCTCTAATTTGTTCTTCTGTTCTACCATTCATTGGTTGGCTTATCATTATTTTCATTCATTCCCATCTCCTTTCGAGCATAATAAAAAGCCGTATTTCTACGACTTTAATTTATAAATATAAAATTTTAATAACTAATTTATTCATATATTCCAACCTTTTTTAGTCTTCCATTTTCTTTGTTAAAAAATAACCAAGTTAGAAACCAAGAATATCCTTCTACATTTTTTGTTCCTTCTTTTAAAGTTATAATATTAAAATTCTGCAAATCATCATTATTGCAATCTTCACTATTAATGGAAAATTCGATTTCATTTTTCTGTAATATTTCTTGTATAGTTTCAAAATCATTCATTATTTTCTCCTAATCATCATAATCTGGATGTTTATCCCAGAAACTTGTATCATATTCTTTTTTAGTTTTTATACATTTTTCTATTTCACTTATTAATTCTTTTTTCGTTCCGTCAAATTGTGCTAATGGAAATCCCTCTGGAAATATAGTTTCATATTCATCTAACTTTCGTTCTACTTCTTTATCTAAAACATCATAATACATTACAACAGCCTCCTAATAAGATTATCAAATTCTCTAAAAGTATTTGGTAGATACCTTTGAAACAATTCTAGTTGTTTTATATCATTATTTCCTGCCATTGTAAACATTTGAGCAAAAACTTCTTTTTCTAATTTTCCTACTTTCTTCCAATATTTATTTTCATGTTTATATCTACCTACGATTTTATTATTTGTCATTCCACCTATTATATCACTTAACTCTCTACACTTATTATTGTTATTTATTAATTCCTTGTATATATTGGGATTATTTAATACTCTTTTTTTATCTATTTGTATCGCTTTACTAAATGAATCATTTAAAGATAACCATTTATTATTATAATCTACACTATGTCCTATTTCATGTATCAAAGTACGTTTATCATAATTTTCTTTTAATACTATATTTCCATTTCTGTGATATGCTTTATTTCCACCTAGCTTTATTGATTTTATATCTGTATTTAAAGCAATATTTTTTATATTATCATTTTTAAACGCTTGATTAATAATATAAGCCTTTTGTTTGCTAATATCTTTGTATTGTACTTTCTTGTTCTTATTAAATAAATAATCTATTATTCCCTCTTCTTTATCAACATATTTATTATACCATTCCTTATATGTCATATCTTGAGGTACTAATATACTATTACCATTTTCATCTCTTGCTCGTCTTTGTAATCCACCTGCTACAGCATCATCAATTTCTGCTACTGTTGTACATCTGTCGTTCGGATGTATAGGTGGATAATTCTTACCGAGCTTTTCTGTCTTTTACATTGAATATTCTATTATCTAATTCAGCACAATGCTTACAAGTAACTTTATCTAATGTTGCAATAAATCTATACTTTTCTATATCTAATTCTTCATATGCTAACATTTCTGCTTCATTAGCAAAATGATTTACTTCTGTTCTCACTAATGTAGTTGCATTATATAATCCTACATTCATATATTTTGATAATTCACTTGCTATTTTATTTATTGACTTACCACTCATTGTATCAGCTGTTAATTGCGTTTCTAAATAATTACCTAGTTTTTCGCTATTATTCCATATTCTTTTTGAAAAGTTAGCACCATTTATCCAGTTTTCATTCAACATTAAATTTATTGTTCTATTGTCTATTTGTGCAAAACTAAATCCTAATCCAGTGCCTTTTTGAATATCATATATATTATGATAATATCCCTCTTTTATTGTGTCTACATACCTTATTTCTGTTATTTGTTGCTCTATATTAGCTAATTTCTTTAGTTCTACATCTATATTGTTTTGTAATGCTTGATAACGACTAATCCTATAAGAATACGCTGGAACATTGTATTTAGTAAGCAATTTCTTCTTTATTTTTTCATCTGTTATATTATTGTTTATCACTTCCAATAAGTTCTTATAATATTGCTCACTTTCTTTTTTATTTAGTAATTGTGTTAGTGTCTTTTTATCTAATTCACTATCTTTGGCATAATTGTTAAATATTCTTGTAATTTCTTTATTTATATTTTTTGTTGCTTGCTCGTAAGCTTGTATTAATGAATTTATCGTGTTTTCAGTTCCTTTTTCTAATCTTTTCATCAATTCAGTCGAACGCTTTTCCCAGTAATTTATTGGTTTTCTTGCCATAAAAATAACACCTCCTATTCGGTGTCATTTTCATTGTGAGATTCAAATCCACCACTACTATTAAATATTTGACTTTGCATTTTCATGTTTTCTTCTTTTTCATCCTTTAGTCTTTGTAATTCTTGTTCTACATCATCAATATAAGGATGATTTTCTAATTTTGTTCTTATACTTATAGTTGTATCATTATTTAACGTTTGTATTTGCTCTGTAGTATTAAATATTCTTGATTTATTAAATGTGAATTTAAAATCAAATACATTTAAATCTTGTGGGATTTCTCCTAATCTTTTCAAATGTTCTGCAATAAACCAAAATAACTCATATAAAGCTTCTTCTAATGTATTTATACAATCATCTGCTTTACTATCTAAGTCTGTATATAAGAACTCTAATGATATTCCACTTGGTGCTTGTCCTATTAGCTCAGTTCTATTTGTATTTACACCTCTACCAAATTCATATATTTTTTCTTCTAATAGCTTAAGAATAATCTGTCTAGCCTCGTATGGAAATGGTATTGTTTCAACTCCGATACTTCCTGTTGCATCATTGTTACGAATAATACCCATTATCTTTATTCTTTCAACTAACTCTGTTAAATCTTCTGCTCCATATCCATTTACTTTATATATAAATTCTTTTAAATCTTCTATTGTATTGATAAAGTTAGAATTTATTAAATCATATGCATCTATTAAGTTTTTAATAGGTTCCAGGTCTGTTTGCATTTCTTCATTATTTTTTATGATAATGTATGGAACTTTTCCCCAACTATGTTCTTCCGTTTTTACTAACTGTCCATTAAACATTGTTTGTGTAACCCAATGTGGCTCTGGATTTATTCTTGATACATCTAATAAGTATTCTTCCATTTGAGTTACTTCATTTTTATTTTCAATAAAATATTTTGTGTTTTCTGCTGTTACCCATTCTACATATATTTTCTTTTTTTCATTATCTATAATTTTATATGTATGTAACACATCTGTTAATATTTTTTGTGTTTTCGTATCATATATGGTGATTATTTCTTTCGGTTCTATTCTTGTATATTTAAAATTCCCTTGTTCATCATAATATGGAAACCACACCGCATAAACTTTATTTGACATATCTACTATTGTCTGTCGTAGAAAATTAGCAAATTTAGGTCCAAGAATATTCCAAAATTTATCAACAATTTTTTTATTTATTTTTTGTATTGCTCTTTTTTGTTCTCTATTTAATTCTTTATCAATTATCGGTTCGTATGTAATTGTTATTGGCTTTCCTGCTACAAAATCACGCTTTTGTTTTACTAATTTCCAATGATACCTATGTGCTACTTTTACTAATGACCTATTTGGAACTTCTATTGTCTTTTCTGTGTATTTTTTAATTCCATTTTCTGTTTTAAAATCTTTTATCGTATATTCATTTAACTTTTTGTAACAAATGTCGTGTTTCCCATTAAAATATCGTTCTCCAATTTCCATTTGTCTCTTTAATGGACTTATAGCATCATCTTTTAAAAACTGTTTTATTATTTCACTATCCATATTAGGTAATGAACTTTTTATTATTTCTGTTTGTGTCATTGTTTCCTCCTAACTCGCTAAATACAAATCATCGCTTCCATAACGCAAGCTATCTATTCTATGGTTATTTTTATCTTCTGGAATTTCTAACGGATTTCCATATTTATCAACTTTCCATCTATATAATCCTAATTCTTCAATTAACCCTTTGCATTTAGGGTCTACTATTATTTCATATCCTTGTAACCATTTAATGCCATGTAATATGCTATCAGGACCTTTTGTAGCTGGAATTGCATTTATTTTATATTTATTTAGTTCTGCTATAGATTTTGGTTCTGCACTATCACATTTTACTAATGCATATAGTGGCATTCTTGTTCTTATTGCATTTGCTAATTGTTCATTATCTAATTCACAAGCACTAAATTCATCAAATACATATATTTTTTTACGTTTAGTATTAACACTAAACTGTAAAAAACAAGAGGGATCTGAACTATATCCAAAGTCCAAACCTCTCCTTATTAATTCAAATGTATTTTTATATTGTTCTGTATCTTCAATTCGCCAATTTTTGAATATTAATCCTAATGCAATACCAGGCATTCCTAAACCTGCTGTCTTATATCTTTCATAATCATCTTTACGCATTTTTTCATATATAGCATAATCTTTTATGTCTAAGAACTCATTAAGTTTATAATTAGTTATCATTAATAGCTGACTTGTCTTTTCTTTTACTTGCTTACCTAAGTATTCAAATTCTTGTTCTTCTTCAATTATTAACTCTTGTTTTCCTGTTTCACTTAGTATCTCTTCATTTGGAGTTAATCTTTGAGTTAGCTTTTTAACAATAAAATGTTGATTACTCCAAGGATTGAAACTTGCTACAGTTTGTCTGAAATATCCATTAGGTAACAATCCTCTTGAACACATTCTTGTATTATTATATGTTTCTTCTTTTACTATTTCAAAAGCTTCTTCAAACCATTCAAAGCATAAAACTAAGTTAGGGTCATCAATTGTAATAGAAGCTATCTTTTGCCAATCATCTAAACCGCGAAAGAATATCTTTTGTCCTGTTTTTTTATTTGTAGCTTCTAGTGGGCTTAATTTAAAATCCCATTCTTTATCTAATCTTAACTTTTTGCAAGCCCACTTCAAATCAGCATACACACTATCTTTTAATGTGGTCGCTGTATCTCTTGTAGCTAATAGACAAGCTCTTGGATATTTCTTAAGTAAGTACATCCATCTTAAGGCAATAGTTTTAGATTTCTTGCTACCTTTTGAACCCATTAGGATTACTTCATCACCTTTAAAATTCCAAAATGTAGCATATCCCTTTCCTATTTGTTCTTGTATACTTATTCTTTCTTTATTCATTTACATCATCTACTAATTCAACTGTATATCCACCAGTTATTTCTGATTTTTCTATTGGCTTATATCCAGCTCTATCTAGCACATCTTTTATTGCTTGGATTTTTACATTTTCATTTTTACTTTTTAAAAGTTTTCTTAATTCTTGCTGTGCTTCTATAGCTAGTGAACCAAAGTTTTCTTTCATTTGTCTTTGTATTTCTTCTTTAAATTCTTTATCTTTTTTCCACTTACAAATAGTCTTTTCTGTAATGTTAATTTCCTTTGCTATTTGTTTTTGTGTTTTGTTCTCTGTAATTATTAAATTTATGCATTTTATTTGACTTTCTGTTAGCATTGGTTCACCTCCTTAAAATTAACCTTTATTAACCTTTTTTTATGTTTTGATTAATGTTCATTAATTACTTCTCCTACAAATTTATCGTCTGCATATAATAATGTTTTTTGATTTTCTGTATATCTTTCTACTATTTCATTTATAAAATCATTACTACTTGCTACTAAATCACATATCATCTCTTCATCAAAATCTGCAATATTGCCTAAACCATAGCTCCACATATAACAATGCATTAATTCATGTTTTAATGTGTTTATTTTTTGCTCTTCACACATATCTTCATTTATAAATATTATGTGATATGATTTGTTTGTTAACCCAAATACAAAAACTATATCTTCATCAGGTTGTATTTGTTCTTTATATAAATTTATCATTTCTTGTTTTGATTGCTCTATAATTTTCCATTCTGTATTATTTATTTTGAATTTCATTTTCTTTTCCTCTTTTTTCTTTCTTTTCTTTTTCTTCTTTCAACTTCTTATAATACTCTTTCATCTTGTATTCTCTTATTATTTCATCTGCTATTTGACTCATACTTTATACCTCTTTTGTTAATCTTTCATAATAATCACACTTTGTTTTTATTGTATTATCTGTTTGAAATACTCTTATTTCACATTCATATTTATCTTTGTTTTTACAGTTCTTGCAATATTCTTGTATGTATTTTTGTATTCGTTCTTGATTTGTCATATGTTTCTCCTTTTCTTATATACACTATGCAATGATATATATACTCCGACCGTATTCTTTCTCTTCTTTTAAAACGGTAGAAAACGATAAAAAGCATTCCCGTTTTTCACAAAATTGACTAATTTTTGCATACTTGCTTAATAAAGTAGTCAGCTTCATTAAGTAGCTCTTTATATATCACTACATACTATACACAAATAATAATAAAGGAGCTGACATTTATAACATCAACTCTTACTTGAAAGTGTTTACAGTCTCACTTTTGTGGGACTTTTTATTATATCTGATTATATATATAACATATTTTTATAGTGACTTTCAGTAGCTTTTAGTATCTTTTTTTAGTTTTTTGCTTTAAAATTATAAATTGGTTTTATTATTTTTTCTATTTCTACTGTGTCTTTAATATTATCTATAATTTCTTGTATTGGCTTATATACAAATGGAGCTTCATCTATTGTTTCTTCTACTATACTTGTTGAATAAACATCTTTCATACTTTCTTTAAACTCTTCCAGTTTAAATATTTCTTTTGCTTTATTTCTTGACATTATTCTTCCTGCTCCATGAGGTGCTGAATTGTTCCAATCTTTATTTCCTTTTCCTACTGCTATTATTGAACCATCTCTCATATTAATAGGTATCAATACTCTTTCTCCTTGTTTAGCTGATATTGCACCTTTTCTTACTATGTTATCCTCAAATGATATATAATTGTGTATTGTTTCAAAACTGTTCTCCATAATCGGTGGGTACATATCTGATATATTTGTTAATTCAAAATAAGCAATAATAATTTGTTTTGCTATTTGCAATCTATTTAACCTTGCATATTCTTGACATATTTTCATATCATGTAAATACATTTCTCTGTATTTTCCCTCTAAGTAGCATAATTCATTATGTAAATTGGGTTTGTTGTCTTTATATTCTTTCTCTAACTCTTTTAATGCTTTTTGTATTTCTGTTTTTTTGCCTTGTTCTTTATATGTTTTAATTATTTCTTCTTTCTTTTGATACATTTCTTCTTTTCCCGAACATAATTCTATTGCTAAATTTTGATAATAATCTGCTACTTGTTTTCCTAGGTTTCTACTTCCTGTATGTATTACTAAATATTTATTATCTTCATCATCTACATCTATTTCAATAAAATGGTTTCCGCCTCCTAATGTTCCTATTGCTCTATTGAATTTTTTTGTATCTTTTAACTCTCTTAAACAATATAAATCATTAATCTTTCCAAAGTCTATTAATTTGTGTTCTCTTATATTTCTTCCTGCTGGTATATATTCATTTATTACTTTATCTAATTTTTCTAAATCTAATTTTATATTTCCTAATTCAACACATAGCATTCCACAACCTATGTCTACACCTACTATGTTAGGTATAACTTTATCTTCTAAATCTGCTGTAAATCCAATTACACAACCTTTTCCCGCATGAACATCTGGCATTATTCTTACTTTGCAATTCTTAAAAGGTTCTTGCTCTAATAATTCATTTATTTGTTTTATAGCTTCTTCTTCGATATTCTCTGTAAATATCTTTAAATCTTTCATAATTATCCTCCTATCTTATCAAATTTATTTAATGCTATTCCATTCATTCTCTTCATATACTCATAACTATAATCCATTTCACTTGCTGTTGTAACTAACGATTTTCCTTGTATGTACACCTTTTCTAATACTAATTTGTATGGTTGTTCTACTTTATCTAACTGTTCTATTATCTGTTTTTGTTTCTTTTCTTCTTTTACTATTGCTTTCATTATATCATTTACATCATCTAATAATATTGCTATTTTCTCTGCAATACTATCTTCTACTTCTCTACTTCCGTTTTGGCATATCTGATAATACTGATGTTATATTTGTTATACTCGCTTTATATTCTTCTATATGTTCTGTTCTGTCTTTTATCCATTCTTGTGTATATTTGTAATTCTTTAAATCTTCTCTAGTCATATCTTTTGTGCCTCCTTATTTATTTACTATAATTGTTTCTCCTTTATTCTTTTTAGCTCTTTTATAATAAATTGGTGTTTCTTGCTCTTGATTTAACTTTCTTAATTTATTTATAGCTGTATTAAATGCTGTTTCTATATTTTGTGATGTATTATATAAATCTTTTAATATTTCTAATTCTCTATACTCATATTTATAATTATGTCTTTCTGCTAAGCATTCAAAATACTTGTCTATATATTCTCTTTTTTCTTTTGCTGACATATTTTTATAATTATTTATTAAATCATGATCTAAATCACTTCTTATTTTATCTTGTTCTCCTACGCTTTCATATATTATTTTGTGGCGTTTATTTGCATCTATTAAAATTTTATTTAGTTCTTCCAGCAACTTTAAAGATTTCATTTGTGCCTCCTATTCTTTATATTTTCTCTAATTAACTCATCTTTGAAATTATCTAATATGTCATATGCTTTGTTTACTTGCTCTTGATTATATTTTCTTTTCTCTAAGCTTATAAAGTCTATATTTTCTAATTCTTCCATTGTTTTAATTACTATGTTGTATATATGATTTATTGTCATTTGTATCAGCTCCGTTTCTTTAATTGAATAAGTCTTTTTTTGTTTCTTTTATCTTCTTTATAATTAACGCATTTAATATTTTGAAATTAACTTTTGGATTTTTAAATTCTTTTATAAAATTCCATGTTTCCTCTTTTATAAACTCACTATATACTCTTCCTAAAAGCATTGGAATATATTGACTTTTCCAACTTTCTTTTTCATTTACTATCTTTGAATATTCTTTCTCTATGAATGCTTCTGTACAAAATTTATTTACGATTTTTTCTTCAATAAGTTCTGTGGAATTTATTATACTTGCTCCCATTGCTTTTGTATGTACTTCTTTAAATTCATTTGCAACTACCTTAGCCCAAGTCTGTCTTCCATATTTATTTGTATAATCATAATTTTTTATTACAATCTTTTATATTCAGTTTCATAATCTAATCCACAAGTTTCTTTTTTCATCTCATCTGCTTTACTCATTGCTTGTCCTCACTTTCTTTTATATCTAAATAATCTAAATGCTCTAATATTCTAACTGCTAAATAATCTATTCTATTTATTGCTAATATTCTTAATTGTTTGTTATCTATATACTTTAAGTCATTACAAATCTGTATTATTTCATTTGTTTTCTCTATTGATAAATCTTTATAATTTGTTTCGCTCATTCCTTGTCCCCTTTCAATATTTTTAAAATTTCTTGTGCTTCATCTATTTTTCCTAATTTATAATAATTGTTGTAAGCTTTTTCTATTTGCAATGGCATAAATTCAAATTCATTATTTTTCTTTACATCTTTTTCTAACTTCTCTATTAGCTTTTGCTTGTTTGCTTCTAATTGTTTTATTAAATTTGAAATTATTACTATGGCTTTATTTTCTGTATCACTTAATCTATTGCATTCTATATTGTTTAAAATTAATAATGCTTCTTTCTCTTCTTCACTTAGCATTCTTTTACTTTCCTTTCAAAATATTGTTTAAAACTCCATATAAGTTTTTTCGTTGTTAATTATCCTTATTATGTCTTTCCAATGTTCTCTTTCTTCTATTATATTTTTATTTTTTTCTTTGTCATCATTAATATAGTCTTTTATATCTTCTGTTCTAAAATCAACTTCTTGTTGTGCATAATCTTTAATCCATTTTATTATCTTATCTTTCTTTTCTAGTTCTGATTGTTGTTTTTGGATTTTTCTTTCTCTCTTATTTATCTCATCTAATAAACAATCTAACATAAATCCATATAATAAAGCATTTCTAGGGTTTCCACTTCTTAATGCAACAAATTTTGCTAATGCTTCAACCTTTTGCTCATTACTCCACTTTTTTATCTTCTTCTCTTCATCTGTCATTTTCTTTTCTCCTTTCTCTATAAATTCTCATATATTCTTTGATATACAACTTCTGACAATTCTTACAATATGCATTATAGTGTCCGTTTTTTGTATGTTTTCTATTTATCATTCTAAATTCTTTTGCTTCTTTATATTTAGTTTTGTATCTTCTTCTACTCTTTCTTTATTTCTTATTTTTTGTTCTTCTATTTTATAATTCACTTTTTTCACCTCTTTATTTAATTATTCTTAACTCCAAATTTGGATATTTCTTCTCAAATAATTTATGTTTTAACTTAAATACATCCGTCTGCATTCCTTTTACATCTTCTACTATTGTTTTTCCATTTTCTGTATATTTAAAATCTGCTATGTATTCAATCTTTCTATATGTTTTTCCATTTTTCTTAAAGCTTTCTTGTAGTAAAAATCGTGGTTGCAATTCTAAATCTTGTATTTCTTTTGCTTTTAATAAAAGTTTTAATTCTTTATATCTGCGACTTTCTTGTATACTATCAAAAACATAATCATCTAATATTACTTTTTTGTTTCTGTATTTATTCATCTTCTGTTTACTCCTTTTCTTTTAGTTTGTAAGTTGCTACTCTTCTATTGGTTTCAAAATCATATTTCTTTCCATCTACTTCTATTAAGTGATATTTATCTTTTAATTCAGTTAATCTTGGTTGTATGTCTTGTCTTTTCCAGTTTTTATTTATTCTTTTTGCTATTTCACTTGCTGTTAGTATTTCTCCTGTACTTAATATAGCAAGTGCTTTTGTATATAATATTGGTTTTGCTTCTTCTGTTTTTATATTGCTTTCATACCTTGTTTCATAAGTTATCATTTGTTATCGCTCTCCTTTGTAAGCTACAATTCCTTGTGCTATCATTTTTAATATTCTTACTTTATTTTTATCGTCAAAGCTCATTAATTGCTTTTTATTTATTTCTAGCATATTTTAAATCCTCCTAAAATTTCTTCTTCTGAAACTTGTTCTTTGCTTCGTATTTGTTCTAATAATTTATTTAATTCTGCTTTAAATTCTTCTATTTTATCTATATATTTATTAAATTCATCTGGGTGTGCTTCTACATAATTACAACCATTATAGTAACGATTTAAAAAATAATTATATTTCATCTTTTCTTCTACCATGGCAATTCTTCTTTCTTAAATTTTTGTCTATCTATTTCTTCTTGTAACATCTTGTCACTTTCTATGTATGTTTTTATTTCTTTCAAATATTTTAATCCTATCAGCCCACATCTTTCTCCTTTTGTTTTTAATACTTCTAATACTGTGTCTACATTTTCTATATTATATTTTTCGTTTAACAATTCTTTTTGCAATCTCTCATAATCTTTGCTATCTTTTTGTATTGTATCTACTCTTAATATTGAAATTATGTTATATGCTTTATTTACTATATTTGAGCTTCCTGCTACATCATATAAACTTAGCCTTGTCTGAAATCTTTCTGTTTTTCTTGGATGTGCTACTAAATGTATATGTACTTTTTTATTAATTGCAAATGTTCTTAATTTTTCCATAATTCGTGTTTGCTCTTGAAATACATTATCAACTGACATATCTATTTGCATAAAATTATCTAAGAAAAATACTTTTATTTTCTCTCTTTCTCTTATTTCTTGCATTGCTTTTAACAATGTATCTATATCTCTTTTTGCTTCATTGTTATATATAAAAATTTTATTTCCATATATTTTTTCAAGTAGCACTGCCTTTTCTGGTTTTACAAAAGTGTCATAAACACAACTATTTTTAAATTGTTTATGTATTAAATCTTTAGTTTGTGATGATTGAATATATAAATTATTCTTAAAATCTTCTTTTGTTTGTTCCCCATTAAAGAAAAATATTCTTTCTCCTTGTTGTATTATATTTTTTGCTAACATTGTCATCACTGTTGTTTTTCCCGCATTTGTAAAACCTGTCCAAATTGTAATACAACCCATTTCAAATCCTTTTGTGTTATAGTCTAACTCTCTTATTCCTGATAGTACTCTACTTTTTGTTGTATCCATATATCTATAGTCATCTAATCTATAAAATAATTGCTTTTCATCTGCCATTTTTATTCTCCTTTGTATAGTTTTTCTTTATCTTTAGTACTTAACATTATTTCAAATTCTATTTCTAATTTAGTTTGCTTATCATATAAAATTTTTAATACTTCAAAATAACTTGTTTTCTCAAATATTTTTATTAACATTTCTACTTCTCGTATTTCATCACATATGCTTTGCATTTTACTATTAAACCAATTATCAATTTCTATTTTCCTTTTTCTTTCTTGTTCTCTTTTTTGCTTTAATTGTTTAATACTTTCTTTATCTTGTTTTTCATCTAAAAGTGATAATCCAAAATCATTACATAGTATTTTTAATGCATTATAATTATCTGTGTTGAAATATTTTGCTACAAAACTTATAATGTCATAATGCTCACTGCTTCCAAAATCATGTATTCCTTTTTCTGATACATAAAAACTAGCTGTTTTTTCTTTTCTGAATGGACTTTTATACCACATTCCTGCATATGTTCTTTTTTGTGGATTTCCTAAATAATGCTGTATAACTTCTTCCCCTTTTAAAAGGTTTTTTATTTCTGCAAATTTATTCATTTTCTGCCTCCACATAATCTAATATTGCTTTATTAAAAAATGTATCTCCATGTTTTATATATTCTTGCTCTGTATTTTTCTTTTCACATTCTTCTTTGTATTTCTTAACTGCTTTATACATTTGCAAATCTGTTAGCTTAATTGTGCTTTTATTTATCTTTCTGCCTTTTACCCATTTAAAGAACAATTCTTCTGATTTTAACTTTCCTTTTTTGTTAGGATATATTTCCCATATTTTTTCAAAATGTTTTTTCAGTTCATCATCATTTGATGATGATATATTATTCTTTATATTCTTTACATTCTTGTTTGTGTGCGTTTGTTGTGCGTTTGTTGTGTCTTCGTTGTTGTTTTTTAATTCTTCAACTTGATATTCTTCCCATTTTTCAACAGTTATCACTGAAAATTTGTTGTTGGAATTTATACGTATCATTGACAATTCTTCTAGTAATTTTAAATAATCATAAAGTGTTCTCTCTTTCATCTTTAGTTCTTCACTAGCTTTTTTTCTTCCGAATATAAATTGTCCTTTTTTTAATTGGACAATCTGTCTTCCTACTAATTGTTCTCTTTCTGTATGAGTAGCTTTTAATAGACACCAAATCCAAATTTTCAATGCTTTCTCATTTTCAAAAATGGGAGAATTTAGTAATTTTCTAAATAACTTTATATAACTTACATTTTCCATTTCTCCCACCTTTCTTATAAGTAGCTTTTACCTATCAATTTTATAAAATCTTCTCTTCTATGAGTTTTTTCATATTCTTTTTGATATAGTTTTTTAAGCTTTAAATCCATTTTTCTATCTCTATGTACTGACTTAGATGATAAATTATGTTCTTTATGACATAAACCTGCACAAAATCCATTCTCGATTGAAATTCGCCTATTTGCTGAGCCGAAATATACTTCGTGAATACATTCTGCTGGCCTACCACAAAAGAAACATTTTTCTAAATTATTTAGTATTGAATATCGTCTCATTTCGCTTGTCCCCATTCTCTATTTAATTGGTTCTCTAATATTCTTAACTTTAATTTTGTACTATTTATACTTTCTAAGTTCGCTTGATATACTGCCTCTTTTACATCTCTATCAAATCTCAAATTTGCAACTTCTTCTACTCCATATATAATTTGATTTATTAATGTAACTGGCATATTTTTTTCCGCTCTCAATTTTAATGCTTCTTGCCTCAAACATATTTTATATTTACGTTCTGCATCTGCTAAGTCTGTTCCACTCTTTCTCAGCTGTCTTACTGCAACATCTAATTCTTTTGTTAATCTTGTTATTTCTTCATATAAATCCATTTTATCCTCTCTTTCCAGAGAAGACTCTTTCATTCGTTCTAGCATTTTTTATTATTAATCCTGTTATAACTTTATTTGTTATTTCTATTGCTTCTACAATAAATCTATCTTTACAGGTCCACTTACCTTGTTGATTTTTCATGATATTACATTTATCTGAGCTTATCCATATAAAAGGTGCTGTATATAGTTCTCTACCTATCCCCCAATTAAAACATGCTCTTTTAAAACTATCACTTGCTAAACCTTTTTCTTTCTCTGTAAAACTTTCTGTTCCTGTATCTTCCTTACTAATCCATTGCCCCTTTTCTGTATCCCAAATTTCTACAATACAATTTGCATTGTCTCTTGTATGTTTTCTTTGCCAGCTCATTGCTCCTACTGTTTCATCTAAAATATCTTGATCTACTCTAGCATCTTTATACAATAATAATGATAATCCTTTTTCTGTTATTTGAGCTATTCTTACATCTATTTCATTTGCTTTTAAATCTCTAAACATATTCTCCATATATATTTTTCACTTCCTTTAAATCAAAATAATCCATTATTAATTTCCTCTCAATCTTTTCTTAAATTCCTCTTTTAAAGCTTTTTTCTTGTTGTACAATATTGTTTCTTCTTCATTTATAATCGCTTGCTCACAAACTAATTGCTCTGCTGTATATTTAGCAATTATTTCTTCATATTTGTTTTGTTCCATTTTTTATTCTCCTTATCTTTTCTCTTAATTCATTCGCATATTTGTAGTCTTCACTATTCCATTTGTCTTGCATTTCTAGTAAAAAATATTTGTGTTCTAATTGTTCTAGTGTTTCCATTCTTTATATGCCTCCTCAAAATTGTCAAAATATTGTCCTTGCCACCACGAATCTTCTTCTAATATGGCACATATTACATACTGTTCTAAATTTACATTACATAAAAATGCTCGTTCTCCTTTTGTGCCAAATAAGATATAATATGTGTTTCCATTTATGTTATAAAATATTTTCTTCATCTTTTTCCTCTTTTTCATATTCTGTAGTTATTATTGTTTTTATTGAACTTTTATTTATTACAATTCCATTAATATTAATAAATGGAATATTCGTTTTATTTAATTCATCTGCATAATTATCCCAGTTGTATTCTTTTTCTGTTATAATTACTGTATTGTCTAATAATGTAATTTTCACTTGGTATTTATATTTCTTTTCCATTCTCTCTCCCTCTTGAATTTCTACTGTATATATGCTACAATAACAGTAGAAATCATGTATTTATCTAAGTATTTGATTGAACTAATTTTGGCTGTGGTAATCTGAAATTAGTTCTTTTATTTTGTTTAATACTGCTTTTTCATTGTTGTATTTGTTTGAATTTATTAAGTTTGCAATTTTCTTTATAAGTTCTGTCTGTTCTTCATTCTCAAATCTTAAATCTTTGTTTTCATTGTGTACTGCTAAGTTTTCTTTTGTTAAATTGTTTATTTTCTTTTCTGCCTCTTTTAATGCTTTTGTTCTTGCTTCTAACAAACTTTGTTTTTCTTTTTTTCTAAACATTCTTCTTCATCTCCTTCCTTGTAAAATTTAATCTATTTTTACTTCACATTCATATTTTTCTGACAATTCTTTTTCCGCTTCTTCTTTTGTCAATTTTTTTATTTGTTTTGCTATATTTAATATTCCAAAGCAGATTTCTCCCCTTTTTACTTCTTCAACATTAAT